AATACTGCAACGGTTACTCCGACAAATACTCCAACATTAACCCCTACCTTAACTCCAACATTAACCCCTACCTTAACTCCAACAAATACGCCAACAAATACGCCAACAAATACTGCAACGGTTACTCCGACAAATACTCCTACCTTAACCCCTACCTTAACCCCTACCTTAACTCCAACAAATACTCCTACCTTAACTCCGACTAATACTGCAACGGTTACACCTACTAATACTCCTACCTTAACTCCGACTAATACCCCATCGTTAAGTCCAACTTTAACGCCTACAAATACTGCTACAGTTACTCCAACAAATACGCCAACCTTAACACCTACTAACACACCAACATTAACTCCAACTAACACCGCAACAGTTACACCAACTAATTAACTCCGACAAACACACCCACCTTAACTCCAACATTAACTCCAACATTATACTCCAACATTATACTCCAACTGTTACACCCACATTATACTCCAACATTAACACCAGCAACGGTAACTCCGACGCTAACTCCTACTTTAACACCTACAAATACTGCAACTGTTACACCTACAAATACTCCAACATGTAACACCTACAAATACTCCTACATGTAACACCTAGTAATACTCCGACATTAACCCCGACAAATACTGCGACAGTCACGCCAACAAATACGCCAACCATTAACTCCTACCAAACACACCTACAAATACACCAACATTACACTCCTACTAATACTCCAACATTAACGCCAACAAACACGGTTACCTACATTAACACCTACAAATACATCTACACCGGTAACACCTACATTAACTCCGACTAATACTGCCTACAGTTAACACCAACTAACACTCCTACGGTAACAACCTACGAACACTCCAACTCTGACTTCCTACAACCTGACTGCGACCATAACTCCTACTCCAAGTAATACACCTACATTAACTCCAACTAATACTGCCTACACTTAACACCTACCTTAACACCGACTAATTAACTGCCAACAAACTTACACCTCAAATAACACCCGACCAATACTCCTACCTTAACACCTACCTTAACTCCAACTAATCAACTCCTGATGCAACTATAACTCCTACCCCTACTAACACCCCTACTAACACCCCAACTAATACCCCAACTAATACTCCAACTAATACTCCTACTAACACCCCAACCAATACTCCTACTAATACTCCAACATTAACTCCTACAAATACACCGACTAATACTCCGACTAATACTCCAACATTAACTCCTACTAATACTGTAACACCATCTCCTACTTCAACTCCTGACGCAACTATAACACCTACTCCAACGAATACACCAACGAATACGCCAACGAATACGCCAACTAACACACCTACGAATAACTCCAACAATAACTCCAACAATAACTCCAACACTAACTCCAACACTAACTCCAACTAACACACCTACGAACACTCCGACAAATACGTCTACACCTACTAACACTCCAACTAATACTCCAACAAATACACCGACAAATACTCCAACTAATACTCCAACTAATACTCCGACTAACACACCAACAAATACGCCTACTAACACACCGACTAATACTCCATCGTTAAGTCCTACTAATACGCCGACTCTAACACCAACAAATACGTCTACGGTAACACCAACTCTAACTCCTACAAATACACCTACATTAACACCAACTAATACACCTACAAATACGTCTACGCCGACACCTACATTAACGCCAACAAACACATCTACGGTAACTCCAACATTAACACCTACTAATACTCCGACAATAACTCCAAGTGTAACTTCAACACCTGATGCGACCATAACTCCAACACCAACTAACACTCCTATACACCGACCGACAAACTAACACTCCTACCAAATACACCAACTTTAACACCCCACATTAACACTCCTACAAATACTGCAACGGTTACACCGACTAATACTCCAACATAATACCCCATCGTTAAGTCCAACTTTAACACCTACTACTGTAACTAACACTCCAACAAATACACCGACTAATACTCCTATCGTTAAGTCCTACTAATACGCCTACTAATACACCTACAATAACTCCAACAGCTACGACTACTAATAACTCGACAACTCCAACTAACACCCCTACATTAACACCAACAGCAACACCAACTGCCACTCCAACGATTACACCTACAAATTCAAGTTGTGATTGTTTAGAAATAGACACAAATATTCCGTTCGCCGCCACAGGTAATACTGTAAATCCTAATGATGTTGTTGAAATTGATTATTATGATTGTGATAATAATTTTATAACATTTAGTGCTACTACGGCATTAGTAAGTGGAGGTCTTTTCTATCTATGTGTTAAAGATGGTCAAGTAACTGGAGCAAGGACTTGGCGAGATGATGTATTATACAGTGGAGATTCAACTAATTTCCCACCAATAGATTTTTCTGGATGGAGTCCTTTTCCAAGTGAACCTTCCTATAATATGAATTATGCTGATTCCTTTTATTCATGCGTTGGAGGTGTATGTGGACCGGTAACTCCTACTCCTACCCCTACTCCAACAGTAACACCAGGACTTAGTCCAAGCCCAACACCAACCAATACTCCGACTAACACTATAACTCCAACTAATACACCAACTAATACAGTTACACCAACATTAACGCCTACACCGACAAGTACGTTAATTAATGATTGTGATGCGGTTATAATAATAAATGATGATGTTAAAGATATTACTCCAACACCGACACCTACACCCACTTCTACACCGCAAGCGTGTATAACGCCTGTTGGTGGAGCGGTAACATTTATAATAGATGATGGGTATTTTGATTGTGGTGAAGTTGCTAGGTTAACTAATTGTGACCCTAATGTTTATTAGAACAAGAATTTTATGTTACTGCACCAATACCTTATACTGGTGGTACTGTAACATCAGGTACAACATTTAATGGTACTATAGATGGTGTGGATTATTGTTTAACGTATGAGGAGGAAGTTGAAGGTTCCTCAACACATATCTTAACTTCTGTTAATAGTATAGATGCCGATTGTTTAGAATGTACAACACCTGACCCAACTCCATTACCTGAAATTATTTAGTGTATATGAAAGATGTGGTGGTGTAGGATGTGTTGAGACTGATATTACATTTGGTGAGCAAACAACCCTGATGATATTGTTTCTAATTGGTCAAGATTTTCTATTTTGCAGGTTGTAACGTATCCCTGGTACAAACATCAATGAAACAGGGATTACAAGTAGATGGTACTATTATAACTAATGACAGTTCTAATTATTTTCTATACGGGTTCTACGATTAATAATAGTTCAAGGTATTTAGGTGTTATAATCTACCTATGTTAGAAGGGGAAAATATTGGACCTCCACCCCAGGTTTATCAAGGAAGGTAATGCGGACCGATAGTGGTAAATTTTATTATAATAGTTATATAAATAAATTTGTAGTTTGGTTTAATGTTGGTGCTACTGGTACCTGGTTGGAGATGGACAACGTTTAATCCAACTAGTAAGATGACAGGATTAGCAATATGGTAATCCAACAGGGCTCAAGATTAACAACTACTTCAAGTAATTGGACAACTACTAAGTTTATCTAATAGTACAGACTAAATACACCGTTAGTGGTCCATCTAATACAGTTGTGTTACGCATATCTAAAATAACTAATGCTGGAGTGTACTCCAAAAATGATTGAATGTTCACAAAATAGTGGGTTAGTTAATGGGTTTTATTCTACATGTGGATTATAGTGAATACACACATGAAGTTACTTTAGGTAGTACCGATACTCAGGATAATGATAATATTGGTCTCATGTATTAGCGGCAATTAAAGATGATGAAGGTATTATATGGTCCTTCAGGTTCAAACACAGTACATTATTACTTGACATTTAATGTTAATATGATAAGTAGCCTTCTATTAGTATAATCAAAATAATAATACGCAAGCGTTTACTAATGGTCCGGTTCTTTCGATACTATCAGTATGGAAGGTACTAGTACTTCTTCACCATTTGGTTAGTAATGGTTCAATTACAATATTCTAACCAGGGTGATGTTAGAGTTAAGGTAATAAAAACAGGTACGACTATAGATGTGTACATACTACAAACATGATGGGTAATCTATACCGTAACGCAAGTGTACGGATTGTGTACAAACAGGTTCAACCCCAACCCATATACCTTATTAGTGTCGTATAGATTTAACTGATGATTAGTACGTGGACAAATCGGCACCTTCATACGCGACGGGTAATGAATTAGAAAAATTTACAGACCAAGGTACTAAGTTTGGTTATTTAACTCATCACAACGACAAACTCAGTTCTTTGATATAGTATTCTCAGGTACACAACAAACAAATACCGATACATTATATGGGTTAAATGTTGTTAATCCTGGAGCTAATAATGTTTCAACATTTAATGAAGTACCAGGATGTTGGGAATATATTGAAGATATAACAGGTTACTACAGGGCCATCATACTCGTTAAGTTTAGATACAGGGATACCCTAACTGTACTCAATGTCCTACTGACAACCATTCACCGTCTACCATCACAAAGTCCGACTCCAACACCGACACCTACACCGACAAGTATTACACCAATTGATTCACCAACACCGACACCTACTAATCACAACTTCAACACCAACACCAACACCTAGTTCACAACCAAGTGGTGAATTTACGATTTATATTTCAGCTGTATTACAATATGTAATGCTTTTCTGTACATCATAACTTACTGTAAATTCTCAGAAAACTTGTGATGGTAATGACCCATTACAACCTACATTTATTTATGGGATAACAAATGGTATAGAAAGGTGGATTTTATGCTTATTGGGAATAGTTCTTCAACAGATACAGGAAATAACGGTCAATTATAGAGTAGCAAAAATAATAACAGAAACTGTCAGGTCCAAACGCGGGTTTATATGGAAAGTTATTGGACCTTGTTTGGTGGAGAATGTAGGTGGACAAGAACGTGTGTTACCTTATAATATTATGAATAAAAAAAATAAAATTGAAAGAGAGATAAATACTTATAGTAAAATAACATATTCACTTAATAATGTGAGTGTTTATAATAATATAATAGATAAATAAATGAGTACAACAGTAGGTATAGATAGTGCGACAGGAGTATCACCATTTCAAATATGGGTGGCTGATAGTTGTGATGCGTTATCCCAACAAACATATCTTGGTCAGGTGGCGACTAATGCTGATTTTCCTGCGACATTTAATTTACCGACAATTTATGAAAATATACCGTTTTGTATTAAAGTTATAGATGCCGATTTATGTGTGGTTTGTGAATGTTTCGGGTTCGGACCATCACCTACACCGACAGCGACACCTACTGTTACCCCTACTATTACTCTCACGCCAACACCAACACTTACACCTAGTGCTACAGGACCATGTCTAAATGTCACTTATTATGATGGTGTGTTTGAAGGTAATGGATTTACGGAGACGGTTAGATATACATTATCGACAACACTATTTAATGGACAAAATCAATGGATTTCACCAAATAATGGTTCAATACAGTGGTCAGGTACAAGATGGGAAATTTCAGGTTGGAATTTAGCTGGTGTAACATTTTATAATCCGGCTCCGATATTTCCTTCACCTAATACAACAAATTGGCTATACCAAGGTTGTGTAAATGGTGCGACATGTAGTGTATCTTTTACAACTGAGGATTGTGGTTTTCCAACACCAACACCTACTCCAACAAATACCGCTACGCCAACAAACACTATAGACGTAAGTCAAACACCAACGGCTACATTAACACCAACTAATACGCCGACAGTTACATCTACACCTGATGCGACTTTAACTCCAACTCCAACTAATACTCCAACTAACACACCAACTAATACTCCAACCAATACATCTACTATCACACCTACACCAAGTGTTACATCTACACCTGATGCGACTTTAACGCCAACACCTACCTTAACACCTACCTTAACACCTACCTTAACACCTACACCAAGTGTTACATCTACACCTGATGCGACTTTAACGCCAACACCTACCTTAACACCTACCTTAACACCTACCTTAACACCTACTTTAACACCTACCTTAACACCTACTTTAACACCTACTTTAACTCCGACAAATACGCCAACAAATACACCTACTTTAACTCCGACAAATACACCTACTAATACACCTACTTTAACTCCTACAAATACTCCTACACCAACAAGTAGTTCCCCATCATTACCAACTACATATAGATTGTGTAACGCCGGTTTAACACCTAGTATGTCTGATTTAATGGTTGCTCCAACAACCTTTAATACCACATTAAATGATGATGATTTTGCAAGTTTCGTATTTACGATAACCAATCAATTGAGTCAACAATTTACTATTGACGAATGTTATGAAAAAGTCCCGTATGATGCTAGCGCACCATTATTAAATCCAACTCTAAATACAATTAATAGTGATTGTAGTAATAGTGGTAAATGTGAAGCAATACATATATTAGCTGAAGGATGTGTGAATAATAAAACAATGATTATACAAATGGATACGGGAACAGCGTCATCATTAAGTAGTGGTGATACTATAAGTGCTGCCAGATTAGCTGGAATAGGTGCACTTGTTCAGGAAATTGTACCATCGCAAGGGGTTAATACTTGTTATACTTTAGGTGGTAAAACTTTTACTATAACGTCAAGTCAGAATAATACTACAATTGGTACTAATTGGCCGAGTGCGGCATATAGATATTCAATAGTGACTGACTGTTCAGACACTTATTGTGGTTGTAAAACAGGGTTTGGTGTGAATAATACTTCATCATCACAAATAACCTTAAGTAATGTAAAAACTTGTAATGGTGATGTTGTTACTATAATACTAGGTGGTGAATCTACTACTACGGTCACGGCTTGTATAAATATGAATAGTTTCTGGCAAACTGTATATAGTGGGGGTTACTCGACTCAAATACAGATAGCTTTAGGGACATATAATGATTGTACTTAAAAAATAATAAAATGGCAGGATTAACAGGAAATCAATGTACGATAATAACCATAATACCTATGGAGGTGGAGTGTAATGTTACTAACGCATCTTCCCCAACAGCATCTGATGGTAGTGCCGTAGTTCAAGTATTTGGCGGTACCCCTCCTTATTCTATAACGTGGACTAATGGTCAACAAGGTAATACTTTAACTAATTTATCTCCAGGTACATATATAGCTAATGTTGTTGATTATTTTGGAGATTATATTAAAAAAACAACATGTGTTGTGGGTAGTAGTACCGAAACAGTTTACAAGTTTATTACATGTCCAGGATTTTCATCTCGAACAGTTTATGTTTCAGGGGCAACTTATGAACCACCATTCCCAAATTTCAAACCTACAATTATTTTTAATGAAATACCGGGATGTTATGAGTTTATTGGGACCTGTTAGTTCGGCGGGACTTGAAGTGTCTGGATTAACAATTAATAGTTCTTATACTACTTGTACTGTTTGTAACCCACCTACACCTACGCCTCCTGCTCAAGACCCGTTATGTTTGAGTCATAGTGAATTAAATCAACAATATAATTTCACACCTAACGGTACTGATAATAATGGTAATTTCCAATGGTTAGATACTGTAAATGGTCTTACCTTAACATACAATATTAATAATGGTTGGTGGGAAGTATTAGTATGGACCTCTATTAGCGGTAACCAAGGTGCAATGAGACTAATTCAGAGTCCTCCACAATTACAACCAACAGGAACGTGGCAAAATCAAGGTGTACCACCGACAAAGGCAAATTGGGTGATGACAGTAGGGACATGTCCAACTAATTTAACCAACTTATCCTTAAGTGTTACACCAATATCACCACAATGTGAAGGTCAATTGGGTACTGTAATAATGAATGCTAATGGAGGTTCATCACCTTATAGTTATGTTATTCAAGGTATAACGTCTTCTCAATTGACAGGTCTATTTAATAATGTTCAACCAGGTAGTTATGTTGGTCAAGTAACAGATGACTCAGGTAATGTTGCGACTACTAACTTTACGATTAGTGAAGGAGTGGGTGCACCGTCATATACAATACAACTTAATAAGTTTAACCAAGTAGTGACTAATAACTTAAGAGAACAAGTTGTTAGTTATCAATATGATGTGGTCGTCACTCCTCAGTTACCATCAGGTGTGCAGGTATCGTTTGATTTAGCTTTCGCTCATACTAGAATTAGTACGTACCCTGATAATGGTAATTCTGACCCTGTAACATATGAAAATACGTTTACGGGTAGTTTAGATGGTAATGCGGTAAGTATCAGTTCAACATCACCTGTTGGATTAGGTTCACCACCCCCAGAAAATTGCTCTAACTCTCAAATTACTATTTATACATTTAGTAGTAGTGGAGATACAACTATTACTATAGACGGTAGTTCAACTTTTAACGGTACTGTAAGTACAACGGTTACATTACCTAGATTCGTTAGTAGCGGTTCATGTAATTGTCCTATTACGGGATTAAACAGAACTAATGTACAATTAAAGAATGTACAAATAATTGGAACAACAACCTGTGGAACCATAAACGATATATCAACACCAATAACTGGTGAGTCTACTCAATCGGGTTGTCTTCCACTAACGTAGATAAAAAAAATAAAAAATTAGATAATAAAACTATTTATAAAACATGGGATACATAATAAAAGATACCGCAGCATTAGTTAACAGTAAATTAACTGACGCAGGAAGAAAAAGAATTTCAGAGGGAACATTCAATATTTCATATTTTCAAGTAGGTGATAGTGAGGTTTGTTATGACTGTATACCAAATGCCGATTTATCGACTGGACGAGTATTAGATGCTGAGTATAACGCGCAAAACTTATCTCCATTACCTGAAAAAAATAAAGCAAATGTTAAATATCCTTTATTGGTTTCAACTCAATCAACAAACACTTATGGTATACCAATCCCTGAACCGATAATAGATAATATATATAATACTGCTGCGACGTTAGGTTTTTTTACTGGACAAACTTCATATGACTTTAGTAATGTTGTAGATAGTAGTTTTACTGCGTTTACGTCGAGCGCTTATACTATCAATCCTAATTATGTGATACCTATGAATACCGTAAATTCACGGTAACACAATTAGTTTAAACGCCTCAATTATCGACGCTAGTGTAACGGGTAATGTTATATCTAACCATATAATGACAGTTTATTATTCGGATTTTAGTACACAACCAATAAGTAATAACTACCCTGTTTTGACTTATAAAGTTATTGATATTACGGGAAACACTTCAGGAAATACGGGAACTGTAACTGTTAAACTTGATAGACAATTACCTGACTTACAGAGTATGGGTTATGTTGGTGACGCAAGAGTAATATTTTATCCTTCAGGTATGACTGAATTATATGATACGTATACGCCTGAATTTTATTGGAATCAAGACGCTATTAATTTTGAAAGTAATTGTGATATCTCTAACTATTTTGTGAAAGTTTGGAACATGAATATTCCGTGGACTGAAAGTCCTGCTGGATTATTTACTAATGTATATCAAGGGTACGACCAATTTGGTTCTACAGGGTACACAGGCACTAAAGAATATTTAGGGTATAATTCCAATACTGGTCAAACCGATACTGATTCTACATATTATTATAATTCATTTTCTGAAAAAATTAACTTATCTCCATCAGACCAAAAATCTATATCAATAGTTCACTATACTAATCAATCTATTGATAATTTTTATGGTGAGAAATTTGCATTAACAACCACTGATAATCAGTTTCCACTTTCAGGTCAAACGGGTCCTGCACGTAGGTTTAGAGTAAATGTTCCGACACTTATGTGGCACAAGTCCTCAGGTGGTACGATGGGTCAAACATTTTATGTTGACCCTGATGGGTTTGAAAAAGAAAATTTATTTAAACCTCATTATATTGAATCAAATGTAAATAATGATATGAACAATCCGGGGATAAGGTATTACCATTTATGGGATAACAATCCTAATATAAATGGATTTCCAAATAGAGTAGGTAAAGTTTGGCCGGACTTAAAAATGATAACTTTTGATGATGATGAAATTATTGCGTCATTAAGTTATAAATCGAATAGAAATTGGACGTTACCCGCACCAAAATTAGGTCTAATTGTACCTAATACCTTTAACGGTACGACTGGTAGTGATACGGGTCTTTTATCAGGTACAACTGAATGTTTATGGTTAACTTATAGGTTTAACCATTCCGCATTTACTGAGTCGTTACATTGTAATTACTATACACAAATATGTGGTACAGACCCAGATTGTCCACCTGACACTGCTGATGTAACAGTTAGATTTGGAAATGAGTTTCCATTTTTATTCAGTGATGGTTCACAATCAGGATTTTCAGCTAATGATATAGTCTTACTAGCTCAAAAAGTACGTGTCAGGGAGAAAAACCTGACCCAACTGAGTGGTATGAGGTAGATGTCACTAGTCAAATAAGTGGAACATCAGTTAATGGTAATATAACAGTATCAGGTTTAACAGGTAGTACTTTAATTTTAAATAAGACTATGTACGATGATGCTGTATCTAATGGAGATGTGTATGATTTATCAAATTATATTGAGTTACCTAAAAATAATGACCCAGAACCTACTTTAACATTTGGAGATGAATATTATTTTTATGGTAATATTGCTTCAGACATTCAAGCTACGATTTATGTTATGAATTATAAATGTAATTTAGGTCCCACTCAATTTTTAACTTCTCAAAACCCAACATGGTCAACTGCAGATTCAGCTTACATAACTGAAGTTGGTCTTTACGATTTGAATAAAGAACTTATGATTATATCTAAGATACAGTCTCCTGAAAAGAGACAAGGTATACAACAGTATACTATAAAATTAGATTTTTAATATAATCACATGTCAAAACAAGAATTAAATAATACCCCTAAAGTCTTAGGGTTGGATATATCTACAAAAACTATTGGATGGGCACTATTTGATGAGGGTAGTCAAAAATTGTTAGAATTAACACACTTTTCACCAGTTATAAAACCTAAACCTGAAGAAAAGATTGAAGAACTATTACTTAAGGTAGATGGTTTTAAAGAGAAAATAGAAGGATACAAAGATTTAAATATTGTTAAGGTGGTTATCGAAGAACCACTTCTTAATTCTAATAATATATGGACCGTGGGAACACTTATTAAGATATAATTCTATGATTTCAAGGGTAATCTACGAAGTTTTAGGTTTAGTACCTCGTTACATATCAACATATAATTCACGTAAGTTTGCATGGCCAGAATTAGTTAATGATAATGGAAAAGGTAAAAGAGTTTTATTTGGAGGTCTTCCCAAAACAATTGATAAGAAAGAAATTGTTTGGAAAAAAGTTGCGGAATCTGAACCGCAAATAGTGTGGTTATATACACGTAACAATACTTTAAAGAAAGAATGTTTTGACCAAGCAGATGCGTACACATGTGTTCAAGGTTATATGAAACAACAAGGTCTTTGGTAGTTGATTTTGTAAATACTTTATTTTATATTTAGTCCTATATGGACAATCAAGATGAATTATTGGTAGTTGACTTATTAGTTAACATTTTTGGTGAGTCTCATTTACATAATGAAATGAGGGCTCAGATATCTTTTGACTGCCCTGTTTGTTCACACGACATTAAAGGTTCAGATAAAGGAGACGGTAAAGGTAATTTAGAAATAAATTATGGTCAACACGTTTATAAATGTTGGGCCTGTTCTGAGACACATGGGACTCACGGTCATTTAGGTCGATTGATTGATAAATACGGTTCAAAGAAGGATAAACAATTTTATACTTTAGTCAGGCCTGATGAGTTTATTAGGGACCAAAGAAAATATAAAACACTTAGATTACCTAAAGAATATCAAAAATTTAGTGATGTTAATCCTATATTTCCACCAAGAGCGCAAGCTTATAACTATTTAAAAAGAAGGGGTATAACTGATGAAATCATTAAAAAATACGATATTGGGTTTGCTAACAGTGGTGATTATGCGGGACGTATAATAGTACCATCATTTAATGATGAAGGTTTATTAAATTACTTTGTTGCTCGTAGTTGGAATAAGTATTCTAAACTAAAGTATAAGAATCCTGAAGCACCCAAAGAGCTATTAATATTTAATGAAAGTAGAATAAATTGGGATGAAGATATATGGATAGTAGAAGGAGTATTTGATAGTTTTTTTGTTCCTAATTCTATACCACTACTTGGTAAATTTCTTATCTGAAAAACTTTGGGAAACACTATACGATAAATCTAAAGGTAGAATTAAGATTTGTTTAGATGCGGACGCTTGGGAAGATGCTAAAGGACTTTACTATAAATTAAGTGGTGGAAAACTATATGGTAAAATAGATATAATAAAACTACCTGATAATAAAGATTTAGGTGACTTACGGGGAGTTATTCCTGAAGGGAGTTATGTAAAATTAGAAAAATAATGGAAAACTTAAAAACAATATCTCAAGAGATAAGAGATATAATAGATAAAAAACAAAAAGAATTAGAATTATCATTTACTGAAGCCGAACATATATATTTTATGAAGGATAGGGATGGTATAGTAAGAAATAACTTTCCTTCAGTCTCTAAAATATTAAAACATTTCTATGAACCTTTTCCAGCTGAAGACATTGCTTATAAAAAGGCTAAGGGGGATAGAGTGGAGATGGAACGATTATTAGATGAGTGGTCAGCCGCGGGTTCATATGCAACAAATATGGGGTCTCGAGCTCACTTCATACTAGAGAAGAAAACAATTGAACTATATGGTGATTATAAAGAGGTACGTAAACCTATATTTGAATGTGATATTGAACAAGAACTAAGAAGTAACTCAATGATAAGTGCGGGTGAAAAATTCTTAAAATTAATGGACGAAAGAGGGGCATACCTTTTAGATACTGAGATGGTTTTAGGTCACCCTGAATTAGGGTATACGGGTCAACCTGATAAAGTTTGGTTAATAATGAATAAGGAGAAAAACGGTTTTGGGTTAGTAATCACAGATTGGAAAACTAACAAAGAAAAGAATTTTAAAAAAACTCATTGGACAAAACCAATGAAATCACCATTTCAAGATTTACCTGACAACGCTTTAGGTCACTATCAACTACAATTACCATTCTACGGAAGGTTAATTTTAAAAATGTTGGAAGGAACAAAATATGAAAACATTTCACTTTTAGGGTGTGTTATCGTATTATTAAAAGGTGATAGTGAATTTGAAGAATTTAAAATACCTTCAAAAACAATAAATAAAGTTATGAATTTAAAATTATCTGATTATGGTATATAAAGACCTATATCCTGACATGTTCGATGACAGTGACTTTGACTTATGGAAAAGTAGAAACATAAGAAAAGAATTTTTATCATATGAGTGGAATATGATGGTTCAGGAAGTCGCTCCTGATGTGTTTGAGTTTCCATTTTTTAATACGAAATTCTGTGATAATTTAGTGGATATTTTAAAAACGATTAATTGGGACCAAGTAAATCGATGGGGTACGCCTGTTTTTTCAACAAACCTTAAAAAGTTTAATTTAGAAAAAATAATGACTCATTTAGTTCACGATTACATTTTTAGTATAGTACAAAAAGAGTGGCATTTAGAGGGTAAAAAATGGAAACTATTACAACCCGATAATAATGTCTTGAAGTTACAAGAGGGTCAGGAAATTAGAATGCACCATGATGATGTACACATTTCAATGTACTGTAAATTAGATGATGAAAGTAAAGGTGGTGATTTAGTTTTTGAGAAATATGGAAAAACTATAGTACCAAAACAGGGTTATATTTATATGTATCCTGGACAAATAACGCATAGATACGGTATGAAAAGAGTTGATAAAAATGATAGGTATTTTTTAATGACATATTGTACAAGTGATTAGAATATCTAATAATTTTTTAATGGTTCTTGGAATCATATTTTTTCTAATTGGTAGAGAAACGGGTGGGCAACTCCCATCATTTATGTTTGGGTTATGTTTTGGTATGATATATCTAAATTATAAAAGAGATAAAAAAGAAAATAATGGAAGTTAAACATAGTAATTATATTCATCCTGAGTTGTATACATATGATGATAATCCAGCGGAGTGGGAACGTAGATTCTTAAAACCAGAACTAATGTCTGATAATTGGGAGTTATATGTTCATGAAGAATTATTAAATATATATACTATTCCTGCATTTACGGATGAGTTTTGTGATTTTATTATGGAAGAGGCTGAGGCTTGTAATTGCTGGACTGTTGATAGACACGAAAGTTATCCAACAACCGATATGGTTTTAGGTACTATTGGTTTAGGTGATACATATCAAAAGGTATTAAAAAAATATATATGGCCATTAAGTTATAAGTTATTTAAATTAGAGGGTAATTCATGGTTAAATATGAGTAGTGAAAATTTCATAGCAAGATATCACCCATATGCTCAGTATCATTTATCACTACATCATGATGCGAGTCAGATAACAACCGTAGTGACATTAAACGAAGATTTTGAAGGTGGGGGAACGTACTTCCCAAATCAAAATTCTAAATTAAAAGGAAAGAAAGGTGACATATCAATTCATCCTGGTCAAATAACTCATTGGCATGGGGGATTACCTGTGGAAACAGGACAAAGGTATATTATCGTTTCATTTTGTTCAGTAAAAAGATAAGATATGGATATAGGAAATAATAACCAAATGAGAGTAAATCCATTAGATTTACCTAATGTAGAATGTGAAAAATGTGAAAATATTTTTTATGATAAAGTTACTATCATTAAAAAAGTTAGTAAATTACTAACGGGTTCAGCAACTGATGAATTAGTTCCGATGGAAACTTATGTTTGCACTGAATGTGCACATATAAATAAAGAATTTAATATATTAGGAAATGAAAAGTAGAGATTTTGTAATATGGATTGATGGATTCATACAGGGTAAAGTTAATTTAAGTGTTGATGATATTAGACATATTAAAAATAAAGTTGAGGAAGTTGATTTAACTGAAAATACTGAGGTAATTATACGAAGGGAGGGTCCACCGACTCAACCAATAATCATACGGGAACCTAATCAAGATGATGATATGGATTTTCCCGGTAAACCACCTAATGTGTATATGTGATATGACAGATGAAAACGAATTTTATTTTTGGGATGAAATGTGGAATGAAGAAAAAAATAATAAAAAAAATGAGAAAAAAACTACAAAAAATAGCTTGGAAGACAAATCGATGGACAACAAAGATTAGTTTGCTTAATCTCTACTTAGGTGGTGATAATCATAAATTTGGGTTTCAAATACTTAATATTGATAAAGGGTTTGTATGGTCAGGGTCATTGTTTGAAGTTACATGGTATTTTCCAACAGTAACACATTCAGGTGAATTAACAGTTGATATTTTATTTTTATTCGAAAAGTGGGATAATTGGTGTATCGATATGACCGACAGAGTTATGTGGGGTTCAGGACTTAGTCGATGGGAAAAAATAAATAGATTCATACATTCCAAATTTAAAAGTATAAGATGAAATTATCAGACAATGTAGGTGTTACGCCATTACTTAAGATTAGTGATAAAATATATGCTAAGGTTGAGTTATTAAATCCAACGGGTTCTATCAAAGATAGACCTGCATCTTACATTATTAATACAGCAGAAAAAAATGGAACCCTATTACCAGGTGGGACTATATGTGAAGCCACTTCTGGAAATATGGGTGTTAGCTTTGCTTGGTTAGCTGCGGAACGAGGGTATAAGTGTGTTATCATTATGCCTAACAACATGTCAATGGAACGTAAGAAAACCCTAAAACTTTATGGTGCAGAACTTATTGAGGTGGATGCTGGTGCGTTTGATGACGCTATTGCACTTAGAGATGAAATGTGTGAAGTGAATGGTTGGTTTAATTGTGACCAATTTAATAACCCTTTAAATGTTGAATCACATAAAGAGGGTACTGCGGTTGAAATATTACATCAGTGTAGAAATATTTGTATAGAACCTAGTGCAATAATCAGTGGTACAGGTACAGGTGGTACACTAATGGGTGTTGGTCCAATGTTAAAAATGTATTATCTTAATATGGATATAGTTGCTGTGGAACCTGAAGAGTCTCCTGTGATGAGTGGTGGTGAACCAGGTTTACACGGTATACAAGGGATAGGAGATGGTTCAAAATTTTTAGTTGATTTGACTGTTGTTGATAAAATTATTACTATTAGTACTGAGGACGCAAAATTAAGGGCACGTAAGTTAGCTAAAGAACACGGTATGTTTGTAGGTATTTCAGCGGGTTCCAATATATTAGCCGCAGAAAGATATGTTGAAAAATATAATCCTGATGGTCCTGTAATAACCTTCCTTTGTGATAGGGGAGATAGATATTTTAGTTGTTTATGATAAAAAAGATAGTACATTTTTCAGACCTACATTTGAGGTTATTTAAAGACCACGATTTATATAAGCGTATTATAACTGATATGTTAAATAAATTTAAAGATATTAAAGCCTGACCGTATTGTTTTTACGGGTGATTTGGTTCACAGTAAAAATCAAATGACACCTGAACTTATTGAAGTTGTAGCTTGGATACTTACAGAATGTAGTAAAATATCTAAGACAGTACTTATTCCTGGTAATCATGACTTTCTTAAATAATAATCTTAATAGATTAGACGCATTAACACCTATTATTGATTCACTTAAAAACCCTGAAATTGTGTACTATAGAGACCGAGGGATTTATGAGGACGATAATATAAGTTGGTGTGTATATTCTCAATTTCAAGGTAATATACCACCCGAAATATCGAATGCTAAAGGATATAAAGTGGGATTGTTTCATGACCCAATACAGGGATTAGTTACTGATACTGGTTACGGTTTTGGGGACCATGCTTACGATATAAAAAAATTTAAAGGTTTAGATGTGTTATTATGTGGTGATATTCATAAAAGACAAGTAATTGATATACCTAATAATAAAAAGGCATATATGGTCGGTTCGACTATTCAACAGAACTTTGGTGAGAGTATAACTAAACATGGGTTTGGTATTTATGAGTGTAGATGAACTGATACTTATGAGTTTGTTGATTTAACTAAATCCTCGACCATTTTTATCTTTTAAAATAACAAATATTGAAGATTTAGAGAAATGGCACATGAGCAACTCACCAACTATTAGTCTTACCACAAAAGAGATAAAGGATATTAAAAGTTTCTGTAAACTAAACGAATTAGATTTTGAGAAGTTTATTAAGATATGTTTTAGTAAAGGATATCAGATTGAAAAATATGGTTTACTAACAACTGATGATGGTGAACAAATTGTATTTGAAGAGAAAATAATTGAAAAAGAGGTTATAAAGGAAGTACCTATCGAGGTTGAAAAAATTATTGAAAAAGTAGTAATTAAAGAAATACCTGTAGAAAAAATAGTTGAAAAACAAATAACTGTAGAAGTTATAAAAGAAGTACCTTTTGAAGTTATTAAAGAGGTAGAAAAGGAAGTAATTGTTGAGGTTGAGAAAATTGTAGAAGTTGAAAAACCTAAAGAAGTAATAGTTGAAAAAGAGGTATACATTACCGATGATGAACAAGTTAAAGAACTTGGTAGTAAAATTACTAAGTTGGAGGGGGTGAATAAAGAGTTATCTCAAGAGATTTCTAAGAAAGATGAAAGTTTAGATGAACTTAGACAAACTTTAGATATTGAATTAAACAAACCACCTACAGAAGTTGAGAAGGTTATTGAAGTTATTAAAGAGGTAATAGTTGAAAAACCTATTGAAGTCATCAAAGAGGTTAAAGTAGTTAATAAAGATAAATTGTTATTACTACAGGAAACCATATCAAAGATGAAAGATGAGATAAGAAAAAAAGATGAAAAGATTTTACAAATTGAGAATAATGTTGTAGAATTAGAAAAAATAAAAGGACCAATAAAGGGTAAATTTATGGGTTCTACAAATTTAAACGATAATATATATAAGTAATGGAATTAGTAATTTGGTTAATAGCAGCGTACGGAATGAGTCAGATATTAGTGTATGGTTCAATTTTTAAAGGATTAAGAGACGGTTTACATAGATGGGCGGAAAATAGACTATCAATATTTAACTTCATGGGAGTATTTCTATCAGGATTAATATCTTGTATGATGTGTACCTCAACATGGGTTGGGTTTTTAATGAGTTTTATTTGGTCACCATTTGTTGAGGTTTTAGGAGTTAATATGGCGTTTGGGGTATTTTTTGATGGTATGTTAGCTTCAGGTGGTGTTTGGATGATTAACACGATTGTGGAATGGTTCGAGGAAACAAAAGGTAATGGATAATGAAATAAAAGAAGTTAGGTATTATTTAGTACCTGGTGATTGGAGAATGGTTTATAAAGTCATCGCTTTATTAGTAAGTTGGTACTTTAATAAATCATTACTTTGGTTAGTTATTCATTATTTATTTGGTTGGATGTACTTAGTATACGTACTCTTAATGGGTGGATTTTCTAATGGAAATGTAGATAATATGATTAATTACTATTTCAATTAAAACCACTTATTTTTCTTAAAATAATAGAACATCCCAACAATAGTTAATATTGTTAAACCTAAAAATACCCAAAATCCGTGGTCACCAGTTAGTAAAGGTACATCATCAAAATTCATTCCCCACATACCGGTGTAGAAAGATAACGGTAAGAAAATAGTAGACCATATCGTAAGTAAGTTTAACTTACGGTTCATTTTTTCAGTTTGGTCTTTATCGAAAGCGGTATCAAGATTATCCATTAGGGATAATAGGGTGTCAATCTTAGTATCATTAGGGTTATCTAATTTATAAAGTAACATTTCTTTTTTAAGTTGATAAAGGTCCATCTCATCAAAGTTAGGGTGGTTACTTTCTAACCCTTTTTCTAATTCAATAACTTTTTTGTTAAATGATTCTATTTTTTCCATATGTCCATAATCCATAATAAACTTTCCATTCCGTACATAATACCTACAAACATTAATCCATAATGTGTATAACCATTGTTGACTACTCCATTAAAATCTTGTATAATTGATGGTATAGTTGAAACAATAATTGAGACTGAAAATAAAAGTTTTACCAGTTTATTGGAAAGTATTTTTGTTATTAGTTCTCTCATATTAATAAATAGATAAATAATTAAAATTATGCCAAAAAGTAAAACAAGAGGTGGAGCTACGGCTCACCGTAAAAGAGTTCAAGCGAGAAACGCTAAAATTAAGGGGATGCAAAGAAAAATGCAAGAACAGTATACTGCTGAGATGACTAAACAGTTAGAGGAGTATAGAAAAACATTATCAGCGGAAACTGAAAATAATGAGGTTGTTGAGAATGAACAACCACTTAACATAAAGTTATAGAGTTAAAATGGATTTGTTTAATCCGCCAAAAGAATTAAATTATACAGTTATATGAGTCATAAACTAGATGTTGATACTTTAGAAAATCCTTATATTCAAGTTGTTTGGGAAGATACTCCAGATAATTTTACTCAGGAAAGACTAAAGAGAGTTAGGTCTTATTTTGAAAAAAAATATAAATCTAAGAATGTAAATGTGATAACGAAAGTTAAAACGGAAGATATGGATGTGCAATCCGTAGACGTTTCTATGAATATATTAGATGAAAATTTCCAAAAAGAGTTGATAAAAAAATATCTAATAACTAATGGGTTATGAAAAAAGTTTGGATGAAGTATTAAATATTGATTTATTAGTTGAAGGATAAAATTGCTTCACAGAAAAGGCGGATATAACACCATTTAAAAAGTGGTACATAAAAAATATTGAATTCTCTAACTTTCTATCATTTGGTGACAAACAAGTTTTAGATTTTGAAAAAGTAGAAGGTATTACTGCGGTAGAATCTAATCCACCTAACTTTGGTGGTAAAACAGTTTTGACTGTAGACCTTTTACTATTTTTATTCTTTAACACGACAACTAAGACTAATAAGGCTGAAGAAATATTTAATCGATTTAGAAATAAAGATAAAGTAGTAGTTAAAGGTGAAATTCAAATTGATGGTGAGGATTACATCATAGTTAGGGAAGTCAATCGTAAACTAAAAAGAAATAAAACAGATTACACTGTTAGTACTAGTTTAGAATTTTTCAAAAAATTGTCTGACGGTAGTTTACAAAATTTTACAGGTGAACAAAGAAGGGAAACCGAAGAGTTTATAAAGAAATCTATAGGAACTATGGATGATTTCTTAATGACTATACTAACTACTTCGACTAATTTAGAGGAATTAATTGATTCTAAACCCACCGCTAGAGGACAAGTTTTATCAAGATTTTTAGGGTTAGATTCTCTTAAGTTAAAAGAAGACGTAGCTAAAGAAATTACTTCAAACTATAGTAAGGGAATGATTTCAAATATATATAATATTGAATCATTAAAGGAAGAGATTGAAATTGCGAAAATCGATATTGAACAAGAGAATTTAAACATACTGAAATATGTTGATGAACTTAGTGATGTTAATAGTCGTATTGAGAAAGGTCAGGGTTATAGAGACGATTTGATTAGAAAAAAACACATAGGGTTAGATGATGAGTTACTTAGAATTAACCCTGAATCAATGAAAGATGAGATTAAAGAATATGGGTCAAAAATAGGTGTAGCACTTAAAGAACTTACTTCAATCAATGTAGTTGAACCTTCAAAATATTACCATGAAGATGAACACGACCAAATAAAAGAAAAGTTATCAACTGAAAAGGTTAATGAGGGTACAATGTCTTCGAAAAAAGAAGATATCATTGAAGAATTAAAAACGTTTGAAGATGGATTAGAGTGTCAATACTGTGGTATCGTTTTGGCTCAGTCAACTTACACAGAAAAGAGAAAAAAAGAATTAGAGGATATTAATATAGGTATAAGTCGTTCTACTCTTAAATTAAAGGAGTTGTCACTTCAAGAACAATCTTTCGTAAATCTTAAAAAAGATTTTGATACCTATGAAAGAAACAAACTTATAAAGGAAAAATTTGAAATTCAACTTGAAACTTTGGAACTTAAAAAAGGTAGTTTGGAAGATAAACTTAAAAGATTCAAAGAGGTTCAAATAAAATTAGAGGAAAATAAAAAAATTGATGAGACCATTCTCAAAGCAGATATGAGGTTGGATGTTTTAACAGTTGAAAGAGACGGTGTTAATACTAAAATAAGTGATTCAAAAAATAATATTAAAAACCGTAATTCTAAGATTGATGAGAATAATAGTTTTATTATTAGAATAAAAGATGAAGAAAAGAAATTAAGGTTATATAAAATTTACTTAGAATTATTTGGTAAAAAAGGTATAACCAAAATGATTATGAGAAGTATGACACCGGTAATTAATTCAGAATTACAAAGGTTATTGATTGATTCTGCAGAGTTTAAATTGGAGGTTAGGATATCTGAAAAAGATGAGGTTGAATTTTGGATGATAGATAATAATACTGGTATTGAAAAATTAATGAGTTCAGGTTCAGGATATGAAAGGTCTATAGCTTCATTGGCGTTAAGGGCGGTTTTAAGTAAGGTATGTTCTTTACCGAAACCAAACATAGTTGTGTTTGATGAGGTATTTGGTAAAATATCTAATGAGAATTTAGAAATGGTGTCTCAATTCTTCCAAAAGATTAAAGAGTATTTCGAGAAAATATTTGTGATAACTCATAATCCTTTAGTTAGTCAATGGGCCGATAGTGTGGTAAAAATAAATAAAGATAATAACGTTTCAAAAGTAGAACAATGATAAAAATAGTAGTTACAGGTGGAATGGGGTTCATAGGGTCACATTTCGTAAACAAATTAAATAGTGAGATAAATGATTGTGAAATAACAGTTATAGATAAACTCACATATGCATCTAACCCTAACAATATCAATACTCAGGTTAAATTTATTAAAGAAGATATATGTAATTTGACTGAATTACCTGACTGTGATTACGTAGTTCATTTTGCGGCTGAATCACATGTAGATAACTCAATCAAAGATGGTAGACCATTTGTAAGGACTAACGTTGAGGGTACGTTTAATATGGTTGAATTAGCACTAAAGGTTAAAGGTCTAAAGAAATTTATACATATTTCTACAGATGAAGTATATGGGGATATGAATGATTATGGTTTAGAGGTGTCCGCTGATGAAGAATTTTCGTTGGTTGGGTCATCATACTATTCTGCAACTAAAGCCTCCTCAGACTTAATAGTGCAGTCAGCTGGTAGGACATTTGGGTTACCTTACGTGATTACTAGAACCTGTAATAATTTTGGTGAAAATCAACACTCCGAAAAGATGGTACCAAAAATAATTAAAATGATTAAAGAATGATGAGTCTATTCCGGTCTACGGTGATGGTGAACAGATTAGAGAATGGATACATGCCGATGATAATGCGAAATCAATAATTAATATAATGTTATCGGATGAAGTTAATCAAGTTTTTAATATTGGTAGTGGTTATCGTATAACTAATAATGAATTAATTAAAATTGTATCTGAGATAGTTGGAAAAGATGTTAAGTTTGAACTATGTAAAAGATAGATTAGGTCATGATAGAAAATATGCGTTAGACATATCTAAATATAATGATAAATTTGGGACTAAATTATATTGACCTTAAAGAGTGGTTGACAAAAATTATAGGGTAAAATGGAATGGGATAGATATTTTTTAAATATTGCGGAACAGGTAAAAGAAAAGAGTAAGGATAAGAGGACACATATTGGTGCAGTAATTGTCGGAAAAGATAATGAAATTGTATCAACAGGTTATAACTCTTTTCCTCGTGGTATTAATGATAATATTGAAGAAAGACAGGAACGACCTGAAAAGTATTATTGGATTGAACACGCCAGAGAGAAACGCTATATATAACGCGGCACGTATAGGTGTTAGTTTAAGAGAAAGTACAATGTACTTAACCTGTGGTATACCATGTAGTGATTGTGCTAAAGGTATAATAAGTTCGGGGATTAAAAGAATACACTGTAAGATAAAAGACACCACTAGAAATAGAGAATATTGGGACGAACACGCAAAAAGAAGTTTACAAATGTTTTAAAGAAAGCGGTGTTGAGGTAATTTTTTACAATGATAACGTTTAATTGAAATTTTTTTATTATCTTTGTAGTCTAAACTTATAGATATGGAAAATATAGATTTAAATAAAGAAATGGCTTGGGTTACTTTCCTTCATGATGGATGGGAGAAATTCAGTAAGAGATAACCTTTAACACCAAAGACAATGGGTAAATACTTAAAGCAAGGATTTGTAAGAGAGTTGGAATGGAAACTTAATAGAGAAGAAATCTCTTACTCTAAAATGGTAGAGTTGATGGAAGAAGAATGCATTAAGAACTACAATGCAGAAACCTTTAAAACCAAAGAGAGATGACTTTGACGATAGGAATAAAGTGGTTGACATGTGGAGAAGTAATGGGTTAAACGTATTTCAAGTTGCGGAGGGAGATTTTTAAAAAATATTAATTTAAAATAAATAAAATGGTAAAAGAGTTAACATACAAGAAAAGAGGGACAGACGAGTACTATCCACCACTAAAATATTATAAAATGAGAGATGGTACACATATTGCCACCTATCAAGGATTTAGAGGGGATAACCCTGATTTAGACTTTATTGTAAAATATAGGGAACCTGGAAAACGATTAAGAACCCCAAGTCATACTCATTGGATTGTTGATTTACTTGTTAAGTGTGAATACAATAAAGGTTTGGTTAGAGGTTTCGTATATAATATGTTAGACAAGTATGACCAAATGGAACCATTTAAGACTACTGATGAAAGAGATAATTACGAATTAAAAGTTAAAGATGAGTTGGATGAAGTATACAATGAACTAAACGGTCACGGATACTATCAAATGGATACCTTAACAACATTTATTGAACTATTTATTAGATGTGAAAAACAAAGTGAAGGTGCGTTTATGTTTTAAAGCCTTATTGCAGTTAATCTTAGATTACTGTGATGGAATAAAAGATTTTTACCAAATAGTTGGTTATTCAAAAAGAGTGTAGTATGAACATATTAGTTACAGGGGGTGCAGGTTTTGTAGGTTCTAACCTAATAAAAAGTATAGTTAATAAATATCCTAGTTATAAAGTAATCTCTGTTGACAACTATTTTACAGGTAAAAAAAGAAAATCATATTGATTCGCCAAATGTGACTTACGTAGACATATCAGTTAATGATTACATCGATAGTGGTGGGGGTATTATTCCCGATGTCGTATATCACTTTGGTGAATATTCAAGAATAGTTAAATCTTTTGATGATGTTGATTACCTTATTGAGACTAATTTATATTCAACATCTAAGTTAATTGAAAAGTGTAAACAATGGGGTAGTAAGTTAATTTATTCGGCATCATCATCAAAGTTTGGAAATGATGGTGAAGATGAAAGCTTATCCCCTTATTCTTGGGTTAAAGCTAAGATGGTTGAATTAATCAAAAATTATGGTAAGTGGTACGATTTAAATTATGAAATTGTTTATTTTTATAATGTTTATGGTCCCTTGTCAAATAACTGATGGTGATTACGCGACTGTTATAGGTATATTTGAAAGACAATATAATAATGGGGAAAATTTAACGGTTGTTGAACCAGGTAACCAACAGAGAGATTTTACACATGTTGGTGATATTGTGGACGGGTTAATACTGATAAGTGAACAGAGTAAAAAACCATGAGTGGCATCTTAGAAGTGGTGTTAATCATACTATAATACAGATAGCCGAGATGTTTGGTGATTGGGAGTTTATACCTGAAAGACGAGGAGAAAGATTTACTAGTGAGGAGTTTAAAACTGATACTGAGGAGATTTTAAATTGGAAACCAAAACATTTAATAGAGAATTATATTAATTCAGTAAAATAACTTTCTTACGTTTTGTAGATTAGAATTAATGTCGTATATTTGTAAAACAAACAAGGAAATATGGCAAAAAAATACGACATAATTGAAACAACTACAGTTGAGACTCGTTGGGGTGGGGAAGTGACTAGAAAAAAAATCAAAGACACGTATTTCAGGGACTCAAACGTTATCGCTCAATCACAAAGTAAAGTTGCGAAGTCTGAACGTAACGATTGTGTGGTTAGAGCATTTATGATGTCATTAGACTTACCTTACGATAAGGCTCACAAATTTGTCTCTGATAAATTTAATCGAACAAATTGTAAAGGGACTTACACTTCAGTTTATCTTAAAAATATTTTAGGTAAACAAAAAAATGGTAAGAAAATGAGACTTATGGGTTACCATCCAACAAAGTCTTTCGGAGGTAGAAAAAAACTTACCAACCCTAAATATAAAAAAGAAACGGGGTATACAGTTAAGTCTTTTATGGAACAACACCCAAAAGGCAATTACTTTATGATTGTTAAGGGACACGCATTAGCTTTGGTAGATGGTATTCTTTACGGTAATTCAGATGAACAGTACAATGGTTTTCGTAGACAAGTACATTACGTAATTAAGTGTCAGTGATTATATGAGTGTTGACATGTTTGTAATTGGTGAGACGGTTAGTTGGTTAGATTCGACATACATTATTCAGGAAGTTAGAGAAGATGGTTTAATTTTAAAACAAAATTTTAGTATAGGTACGGTATTGACAAAACCAGTAAAATTTAGCGAAGTTGTGAAGATATAGTGTTAAATATTTTTTTTATAGATAAATCTGCCGTATATTTGTAGAACAATAAGGGTTTAACAATATAAAAAAAGGAAAGATATGTATATTAAAGAGTATAACAACGTAATGGGTAAAGGGTTTTCAGTAGAGCAATCAGTTAATGGTAAAATGTGTAAATTCATGGTAAATGATAACGGTTTTGATTCTGAAACTGAGTATGAGTACAGAGCAATCACTAAGTGTGTTGCAGGGTTTCTAACGATTTCAGAGGGTAAAGGTAAACTTTCACAGATTGCCACTCGATGGGAAAAGAATCGACTACATACCCTTGAAGTAAAAAACCAATACGGTAACTATCAAACGGTCTTAGCTATGAAAGCTAGTAAATTCTACATAATTGATAAAGTTATTATCGAGAATTTAACGGTTGGAGATATCCACTCTGGTTTTCCTAAGATGGCTGACTATAATCACTGGAAATCCATCGGTTCTAAAACATGGGCCGACCCCGCTTACGGAGTGTTAGTAGATAGTTTTAAAAACATAACTCTTCAAATGGTTTAAACCATAAAAAAACCCACCGATTGGTGGGTTTTTAGTTTTATTATGTTAAGAGTTAGAAGTCCATATTATCATACGGGTCTAATAAACTTCTTTGTTTAAATCCTACACCTCCAACATAAGTTTCTCTATTTTTAATTTGACTTCTGTAAAATTCTAACATTTTTTTAGCCACTGCTCTATCATATTCTTTATCATCTGTCTCAGGTACCATATCGTCAATATAAATTGACCCTCTAAACCTTCTTAAAGGTCCTTTGTGGTCGTAAATGTCATTAATGTCAGATTCATCCATCTCAAAGTCAAAATCATCTACAGGGTATTTAATAAACTCTTCTTCTTCGTCTTCGTCTTCATCAAATTGTTCTGAAACTACATTATTATGAAAATCTACACCCTCTAACGAGTTAAAAAAATCGACAAAGTCATCACGTTCATCATCCATCTTACTTATGTATTCTTCAGTTTCTCTGTAAGGTTGAAGTAAATCTGGATTTTCACAATGAAAATCTACATGAGCTGCGTAGTCTTCCATTGTTACCACACCATCTTTATCTAAATCAAAATGCCTATAAAGTTCATTAGGACTTATGACACCATCTTTATTTTCATCTGCGGAATCTTCATTAATTGGTTCTGTTTCATCATCAATAACCATATCGGTCATATATTCTAACATCTTAGGTCCATAGATATCTAGTAAACGGTTTATAACAATCTTAGGATTTTTTCTCATGTATCTAACAATATCAGCAGGTATCTCACCACTGTATTTACCAAACACATTTTCTAATTCAGTTTCTCTTGGTGTTTTACTTATTTGAGGTTCGATAGTAAAATCTTGTTCAATAAGTTTTTTTTCTACGGCTTTTTGTATTATATTTGTAAGCTCAGATTCAGGAATGACAAGTTTTTTCATAATAATTTGTTTTTTCTTATAAATATAATTAGAATTAAAAAAAAGTGTAATATGCAAGAAAAGTCTAAACCTTATATGTTGTTTATTTTTTCGGAGTTCGAAAAGGGTTCAACAATCCTAAAAGATATACCGTTACAATTATCACCAGTAAGTTCCTCAAAGTATCTCAAATACAACCATACCGATACGCATGTGGTCTGTAATTTTGAATCAAATCTAAAATTTGAGGATTTAAGAGAATTTATTGACAGTACTATAGGATTAATTGTCGACCAGTGGTATTTATTTGAACATCCTAATAAGATGGCGGTACATATTGATGATACGTTAAAATTGAATTTATTTGATTTAGAAACGGAAAATATGCAGTATGAAAAAATGCCTAATAAACAGGATGATGATGAAATGTTAAAGATTATGGATTACTTCTTACAGAATAGTATGAAGAATTTTGATAAAGATGAAATTGATAATATGTTTTACAATGAAGAAGATTCTTTAATAAATGAGCTTAAATTGAAAAAAAATGTTACCTTTGTAAAACCAACATTAGATGAACTACTTGAAAAGGTTAAAGAAAGTGGTGTGGATAAATTAACTAAATACGAAAAACAAATATTAGACGAATATGCGAGAAATTAGAGACAACAACAGTATGTATACATTAAATCAAGATGACATTCAAATGTACTTAAAAGACTTAAGACAAATCGATGTCATGACTCCCGAAAGAGAAAAAGAGTTATCGAATATAATGTGTTCGAATGACTGTACACAAGAACAACGAGACTCAATTCACAAAGAATTGTTAGAAGGTAATCTCAGGTTTGTTATTACGGTCGCAAAACAATATCAGAATCAAGGGTTAGATATGTCAGATTTAATTGCTGAGGGTAACTATGGTTTAATGAAAGCAATCAAAAATTTTGATTGGACAAAAAAACTCAGGTTTATATCATACGCGGTTTGGTGGATTAAACAATCTATTTTACAATCTCTTAATGAAAACTCAAGGACGATTAGGCTACCTGTTAATGTTGTTCAAGATTTATATAAAGCCAAAAAAGTCGCTCAAAAGACAAATACTGAGTTAGATTCTAAATTTACAAGTCTACCAAAAACAACGTCAGTAGATAACTTTATTAATGACGAGGGAGACACTCTAATTGATTTACTTGAGAATGTAGACTCAGTACAACCAGATGAAGGTTTTAACACTGCGGATGAGTTAAAACATAGGTTATTTGGTATTATGTCAGTACTTGACGACCGAGAACGAAATATTGTTGAAGAGTATTATGGGTTAACGGGCACACCAAGAACGCTTGAAGATATTGGGGGTGATTTTAGCCTAACTAAAGAAAGGGTTAGACAAATTAAAGAAAAGGCTTTACGTAAATTACGTAACGAAAGCTCTACTTTATTTGATTACTTATAAGACTTTTAACTATTTATAGATAACTAAAATCACTTTATGGGTATTTTAAAAGAAATTAAAAAACGTATTTTCCCTACTGTAGTAGCACTCTCGGCTTTGTCTGTGAGTGTTTCTGCTGCGTTTTATTCAGTATCAGGACTTAGTAAGTTATTTGCGGGAGCAACCTTTGAGGTTATAGTAATGGCGTCATCATTAGAAGTTTCTAAATTAGTTATTGCATCACTATTATATCAATATTGGGGTAAGATTAATAAATTGTTAAGGTTCTACTTAACTTTGGCTACAATAATATTAGTACTTATTACTTCTGCAGGTATCTATGGATTCTTATCTGCGGCATATCAAGAGACGGCGACTAAGTCGGGTATTGTTGATAAGAGAGTTGAAGTTTTAGAACTTAGAAAAAATAGATTTATAGATAGTAGAGATTACTTAATGACTGAAAAGGGGGTCTTAGATAAAAGTATTTCAAGTCTTAGAGATGGTCTATCTAACAATATTATCCAGTATAAAGATAAAGAAACGGGTCAAATAATTACCACAACTTCTTCAAGTACAAGAAAGGCATTACAAAATGAGTTAAATACTGCGGTGGCACAAAGAGATAAAATATCTATTAGGTTGGAGACCGCTACCGATTCAATTAACGGTATCGATATTAAAATTTTAGATACTGAGAGTAGTGCTGAAATAGCAAGTGAATTAGGTCCTTTAAAATATTTAAGTGAATTAACAGGTAAACCTATGAATATTATAATTAACGTACTTTTGTTAATTATTATCTTTGTATTTGACCCATTAGCAATTTCATTAGTAATTGCATCTAATTTCATGTTTAATCAATTAAAACGTAAAAATGAAAATGAGGATACAGAAAAAGATAATTTAGTAGGTAATCCCATAGAAATATCAAAAGAGGCGGGTAAAATTGAAAAAGAGTTACTTAATGATGAACCCAAACCTTTAGAGGTTTCTGACGAATTACTAAGTAGATTAGAAAAAGAATTAGGTAAAATAGACACCAAAGAGACTGAAAATGAAAAAAGTATGGTGATAACTGATGATTTATTGAAAAAAATTGATAAATTATCACAAGTGATTGATTTGGAAAGTGACGTAGAAGAACAATCAGAGAATATAGAAAAAAAAGAGAATAATAAAGTCACTCCACAACCAAATAAACGTATTCTAACATATAGAAGGAGAGATGGCGGTGAAAATTCAAAAACTGATAGGACTTAAACCTATTGGTAATTATAAAAAAAAGAAACAAATACTATTAACACATACGGGTCGTAACGCTAAAGATTATTTAAATAGTCTTAGATATCGAATGAGTGGTAAATATAATAAATTACCTCATTATGTGATTTCAAGAGAGGGTGAGGTACATGAAATTATACCACCTGAAACCTATAGTAATTATATGGATGTAAAGTCCCATAATAAATCTACAATAGTTATATCATTAGAAAATTTAGGGTGGTTACGTAAAAACCCATTAGTTGGTGGTTACATTAACTGGATTGGTAATATTTATAAAGATAGGATATATGAGAGGAAGTGGAGAGGTTACTTTTTTTGGCAACCTTACACTGATAAACAAATTGAAACTTTATCTGTATTAGTTAATCAGTTATGTGCTGACTTCAATATACCTACGACCTTTATTGGTCATAATGTTAAAGTGGATAAGATTGAGAAATTTCATGGTATAGCGTCTTACAGTAATTACTATAGAGAACGAACCGATTTAAATCCATCTTTTAACTTTGAAGAGTTTATAAAAAAAATAGAAAATGAGTAATCAATACGATGAATTAAAGAATTTACTGAATGTATCTAGAAATATGTTAGGTAAAAATGACCTTACAGAGTCAAGAAAAGTTTTAACAAAAAACGGCCTTATTAGTGAACAAGAAATAGAAGATGATGGTGCAACAAATATCGAGGTAGATTCTGAACAAGAAATTGAGGTACAAACTACCCCTGATGAAGATAAAAGTAAATCATATAGAGTGTCTGGTGGATTAATTACTTTACACGGTAATACCAAACAAGAACTAGAACTCTCAACAGATGAGAAAATATCTTTTCAAGAAACTATGGACGAATTTGTAAATGAAGTATCTGATTTATCTGATTTCGGCACATTAAATTTATATCCAAATAATGTGGATTGGTCAGGTAAAGTAATAGACTACGATGTTGAATTTTACTTTTCAATAGGCGAAGACAACGGAGTATATATCAATGGAGATATGATTAAATTAGATGATGGTTTAGTGGAGTTAATTAATAAACTTACCTCTTTCTATGACAAATTTAAAGCTAAGTGGGCTAAAGTACTTTCACAAAGAAAGAAAACAAAAAATATAGATGCGGTATGATTGCATTAACTGGTATCATAAACGTTTTTAATAGTATTTTTGATTTTATCAAGAAGAACCCTAAGTTTTTTTTAGGGGTTATTTTTGCATTATTAATTGTTTTATTGTTTAAACAATGTGATAACATTAAAGGATTAAAAAATGAAATAGAAATTAAAGAAGTTGAATATGAAAATGAAAAAAAACCGTTTCTTTAATAATATCGAAAATTTAAAAGATTCAGTAGAGTTTGTTGAAGAGGATAACGTTTATGTTAAATCACTTTTAAGGGTTAGAGAAGGTGAATTACAGTTATTAGATAGAAAATTAAATGACGCTAAAATAAACATTCAAGAGTTAGCCGATAAACTCGATGAAAACGTAGAGGTTAAAAATATATACGTTACTGATGTGAGTTCAGAGATAGTCACTAATGACGTTATGACAAACATTGAACGTGATAGTGTTGGTAATATCGGTTTAGGTATAAAAGATTCCAACCAAATATATACACTTGAGACCCAGAGTTGGTTTAAGTTAAGACCATTTAAAGACTCATTGAAGTTAGAGTTAGTGGATAGATTTGGTTTCGGAAAATCATCTCAACTAAAACACAATTTAAATTTTTCACTTACATTATCTCAACTTGGAGATGGAGAAATGGGTTAACAAGAGTAGTTGTACAACCAACAGATAATAATGGGAACCCAATACCTCCAAGTATTTTACAGATACCATTCGTTAATGGTGTAGAATTTATGGATATAAAACCTAATATAATACAGTCACCTCCAAAACGTAAAAGTAGAAGGGGTTTTGGTATGTTAATTGGTCCATCATACGGTTTATATAGTATAGATGGTTCGTTTCAACCTACATGGGGCATAGGAATAAGTGTAGGTTATAAGATTTTTTAATATTTATTAATATGGCACTAACACAGGCAGACAAAAACGACATCGAGATAATGATAAGGAAAGAGATAAAAGACTTCCTTGGGTCAACGACTATTAATCAGTTTGAGAAAAAAATTATCGAGAAAATACAAGATGAGATACGTAGAGGTAAAATAACCAAAGATGTTAGTGAAATAGTTGCTAAGGTTATGAAAGAATTTTATAAAATAATGTGGACTCAAAGAAGTTTTTGGGAACCAAGACTAAAAAATGTTAAATAATGGAAAATGTTTCACAACAACTTAAAAAGGAGATAGGTAAATCAATGACTGCGTCTATGGGTAAAAATTACACCGTTCATGGTGATAGTAATTCAGTTTCTGATTTTATGAATGCGCTAGTAAACTTAAAAAAGAAGTGCAAGAAGATGGTAATGAAGGATGGTCACCTCAAATAGGTAAGACTGAAGGATTAACTAGTGATACTTTAACTAAAATATTAACTAAAATAGCTAAAGACTTAGATGATGAGATGGAGACATCTAAAGAAGAACCGAATGAAGCAACTAGTGCAGGTTCAGCCGGTGGTTATGTCGGACCTTTATTTAGTGAGCCTCAAAAAAGAAAAATTAAGGAAGAAAAATTAGAAGGTGGTTTATCTGATGGTATGAGTATTGAAGATATGGCATCTCATCACAAAGTTGATGTCGATAGTATTATAGACGCTTTAGAGAAGGGTGTTAATGTTGAATTAGAACATACTACTGAAATGATGGTAGCTTTTGAAATCGCGATGGACCACATTTACGAGGATTTAAACTACTATAATAACTTAGAGAAGATTGAATCCAAAGAGGCTACAACCTCATCTTCTGTTGGAGCCTATGATGCACCATTTGGAGGACCAAAAAAGGACCCATTACAAATAGATACGCCTAAGAATGTTTATTCAAAACTTAGGTCAGTTAAAGATAAGAACTTTCCAAAGTTAGGTGGACCTGGAGGTAAATACGTAAAAATAAAAGATAAGTGTAAGAAGTTCCCTTACTGTAATCAGGGTGACATCAATGCTTTAGAGTTCTTTGAAAACAATATAGTTAAAGAAGCCATAAAACAAGTATCAAAAAAATATAACTTGGATAGTTCCTTTATTAAAGGAGTTATAATGGAAAAGTTAAATAAATAATTGATACTTACCATATATTTATAATAAAAATACTGATATGAAAGATATTGAAAATATGATTGAAAACCTCGTAGAGAGAGTTCTAAGTGAGGAAGTCAACAAAAAAGTAAAAGATATAACTGAGTCTGTTTCAACTGAAATTGATGAGATGGAAGAGTACTATGAAGTAGCCAAAAACCGTAAAGAGGAAAGAAAGGCGACTAAAAAAGATGAACCAAAAGAAGGTATGGGTAAGATGCCTGAGTTAAGAGATAAGTTTGATGGACGTGACTCTAAAGTTGTTGGTGTCTATTCTGATATAGATAAACAACGTAAAGAGATGGGTGAGGACGAAGTAGAAGAAGGTAACGAATTTAGTGGAGCGAGAGCTAAAGCAATCGAAGACGGTAAAGACGAATTCGAAGTTGATGGTAAGACTTATCCTGTAGAGGGTGAAAAAAACGAGTCTAAAAAACAAAGTTTAAAATTGACTGAAGATGAGATGATTGAGTTAATCCAACGAATAGTTAAGGAACAAAAAATTTCAGGGATTACAGGTCAAAAAAAGGCAATGAAAACATCTAAGAAAGATAATGAAGATTACATTAAATCAGTTACTAAAAAAATGAAAGACTATCTTAAAAATGCTGATGAAGGAGAATATGTGGCTGACCCTGAAAAATTTCCAACAGGTAACGGAGATAGAAAAGATGATAAGATGATGTATACTGCATCTGATGGTGTTGAGGAGTACATCGACCAAATTGCACGTTCAGGTGGTATGGAAAATTTAGATTATGACCAAATTAAACCTGATGAAGAGTGGTTAGATATGAATATTCTTGGTTCCTCAGAAACTGGTAATAATCCCGAATGGGCAAATGCTGTTAAGACAGATACAGGAGAAAAGGTAAAAGATAGAATGGATAAAAACATTTTAGCTAAACTTAAGAAACAATCATATAACAAAGCACCTCAACCAGTGACTGATTATTCAGGTAAGAAAAAAACAACTGATAGTATGGCGGGTATCGAGGTTTCAGAGTCTGTTAAAACAGATAAGAAAAAAGAGAGAGTAAATGAAGATATTCATAAGATGAAAAAACTATTTTCACACAATTACAAAACTCAATAACAAACAAAACTTTATATTTTTTTGGTCCGTTCTATATTTTTACTATGAAAAGATATAGAATGGACCAATTTTTTAAATGGCTATCTACACCTATGGATAAGGAAGATATCGACACATGGAATCGTGCTAATAATATTATACCTGAATACTGTGACTTATTTGAGGACTTTAGTTTTTCACTTTATTACTTAATTAGTGAAACTTACTTAGGGTTTAGTCATGGTGATAGTAATGCGACAAAAATTGGTATAATGAATGATGATAAGTTAGAACACTTTAGATGGTGTTTTGATAAAGTTATATTAGATTTCAAAAAGGAAAATATAACATTTAACTTCAGTAGTAATGATTACGACTTTTTTGAATCATTTTATATGGAAGTGTATTATGAACAGTTAGATGGGGTCGTTAGAGACTCAATAGAGAGCTTCTTACGAGAGTTATTTAATAGGAGAAGAACGATTACCAAACCTGACCTTGAGATGTTTACTGACCTTTATAAGTCGTTGGAACGTTCAGTACAATTATAATTTTTCCCATTTCTATTTACAATGAGCAATATAAAATTAAGTTTTTTAAAAACATAAACTATAATAAGATTATTAAAAATGACAAAAACATTAGAAACAATTAAAGAGTTGACGGAAACACTTTCAGTAGATACTAACAAGTTTTACGAAGGTAATAAATCCGCAGGTGTAAGAGCAAGAAAAGGAGCTCAACAACTAAAAGCTTTACTACAGGATTTGAGAAAAGAAATTTTGGAAGAAAAAAATAAGTAATAAAGTGATAGAAACAATAATGACATACATAGCGATTTTTATTGCAGTATTTACATCATTATCAATCATACGATTGTCAGTAAATTTCATAAAGGCCCTATTATCAACTCCACCTAAAAAGTTCGAGATTGGTGTAGGGTCCTTAATTTACTACGGTCTATGTTTATCCTATTTAATAACATTAATAATTACCGCAATATGAATACGTACTATAATTTTTTAAATAAAATACAAAAAAATCTAAAGATGGTTAGAATACTGGATACTCATGTTAGTTACGATTTATTATTTTCAAATAAATGGGTATTACCACGTAATATGGGTAAGGGTATTGAAGTTGTTAAAAATGGTATAGATGGAGACAAGATATCCCTTTCATTTGTTTGTCCAATAAATGAGACTTCAGTTAATCAACTTGAAGATTTGATTGATAACATAATTAAATCTAACTTAGAGAGAGAAGCTAAAGACAAATTATTTAGAAACAAAGTTCAGGAGTTAAAGGGTATTTTTGAAAAAGAAAATTTAGAGGACTTACAGAACCTTAAATTTGATGTGGATGAGATAACAAGTATTATAAATTCAAAAGAAATTATAGATGGAGAAGATAACAAATCAGGAGATAGAGAAAGAGTTGACTCTACTGAAGTTAGAGAAAAAGAAGTCGATAAGGCAAATTGAATCATCTAAAAATACACTTATTAAAGACATTCAAGGGTTCGATAAAGAAATGGTGTCAAACACTATCTTCATTGAAAAGAAATATACGTTATGGGAGAGGATAAAAAATTTTAGGGATGAGTTAAGTCTTTTAGCTAAGATATCTAATGATATTGAATCTTCTATACTTTCTAAAGGTGATGTAAAAATTATTATTGAGTTAGAGTCATTTGAATATAATGAAATAATAAAAAACTTTGCCGCGGTTTATCATAGTAATGATAAATTTAATATTGAAATTTCAGGTATTAACTTTACGTTCGTTTTGAAAAAGTAGTGGTCTGACGATACAGTTTTTTCTTATCAAAACCATTTTTTACTAAAAGATTGTACATCCACTTTCTCTGAGTGGTTGATGTATCTCTTACAAATATAGCATCATTTCTCCCATTATTTCTAAAATGATTCTCTAAGGTACTAAGTAAACGATGTGAATCATCTATATTTTTTAAACTAAATACAAAAAACTTATCATTAATTTGTATAATTAATTTATTATGAAGAGTGGAGATACTCTTCATTTCTTTTTTTATACAGTATTTTTTAAGTACATCATTAAATGTAATACGATTATTAGTTGACCAATCGTAAATTTTTTCTTCAATAGAATAAGGAACCATACGTTTTATCATATAATCGGTATCTGAATCCATAAATAATTCAGTGTTCCTACCAAATTCATCTTCTTTAAATAACGGTACTTGATATGAATCTTGATTGGTTAATAATCCTAATTCATATGTGACGTACTCGGCATTTTCATAAGTTACTCCAAAGTCGATATTGTTTTCTTTAATTAATGATTTAAATTTAGTAATTGCGCGTTTCTCTGACTGATAACCTTTGATTATCTTTTTCTTTTTCTTATTCTTAAACAATACAATTATATAATTTTGCATGAAGGACTATTATCGAATTTTAAATATTAATAAAAACGCATCTCAAGACGAGATTAAAAAAGCGTATAGAAAATTAAGTAAACAATATCATCCAGATGTAAACCCTCAGGGAGAAGAAAAATTTAAAGACATAGCTGAGGCTTACGATACGTTTTAAGTGACGAAAAAAAACGAAGTCAGTACGATAACCCTAATCCTTTCGGTGGTCAATTCGGTGGTAATCCTTTAACGATATGTTTAACCAACAAAGAAGACCAACTAAACCTAAAATTAAAGATAAAGTAATAAGAGTAACTTTAACACCTGAAGAATCATTTGTCGGTATTGAAAAGGAGATAACTTATAAATCTAAGATTTCATGTGAATTATGTGTCGGGTACTGGTGGTAAAAAAAATACATGCACAACTTGTGCGGGTAGAGGATTTATAAGACAAAAAATGGGTACAGGTTTTTTCACACAGACAGTGGATACTCCGTGTCATACTTGTAGAGGAAGTGGACAAATGGTTGTTGACCCTTGTTTAAATTGTAATGGTTCGGGGTCTATCGATAAATTTAAAAATTTAAAGGTAGTCAATACCTAAAGGAGTTGATAGTGGTGATTTCTTAAGGGCGGCAGGTAAAGGAGATTATCTAAATAACATTCAAGGTGACTTATTAGTTCAAATTAATATGATTAAAAGTAAGTACGAGAAGGTAGGTAAAGATTTAGTTTTTAATTTAAATATAACCCCTATAGATATGTTAATAAATAAAACGTTTAGAGTATCTCATCCTGATGGGGATTTAGATATAAATTTACCTAAAAATTTAAGTACAGAAAAACCACTAAGAGTAAAATCTAAAGGATTTGTTACTCAAAGTGGAATTGGGGATTTCTATATAAAAGTGGGTGTGACTAACAAGTCTATTAGTGATGAGGATAAGGTAAATTAAAGGACTTACTAAAATGAATTAATTAAAAGTTGTATTAACTTAACAGTTCCATATATACTCGTCGCTAACATATAAAAAGAAAATAATACTACAAACTTTTGACCAACATTTAACCTTTGGCACATGTTTTACATTCTTTTTCATTTAATTTCTGTTTGACTTAACATTGTATTCTTTTGACATAATAATTATTTATATAGGTAGTTTAAGATAAAAATGTGTGATTGTAAATTGCAAAATAGATAAGAATACGTAATAATGTTATATTTATAGTAAAAAAATATTATGAAAAAGATTTTAGATTTTATTAAAAAAGTTTACAACATTATTAAAACATGGATAATGTTAAACGGTATTGAAGGTGTTGTTGGATTACTCGCTGGATTAGTACTGTGGGCGTTTGGTTTTAAAATTTACGCAGGTTTCGCTTTTGGTGTGTTTGCTACAGTAAATTGGAATTTATTTAAAACTAAAGTAATCAAACTTAAAAACCGATTAGAACGGATAGAAATAAACTAGTTAAGTTCTTTAAAAAATAAATTTAAAACCTCACTTATGTGGGGTTTTTTTTTGATTTACATTTGCCTTTTACTTATTTTTTCCTATATTTGTAAAAAAGAAAATTATGTTATCATATATAGGAGGTAAAAGTAGAATAGGTAAATGGATAGTAGAGTACTATCCAAAAGATATGGAAGTCTATGTTGAGACATTCGGAGGGATGTTTTGGTGTTTTTATAACATGGACTTAGATTTGTATCCAAATTTAAAGAAAGTCGTTTACAATGACTTTAATCCACTCAACTACAATTTGTTTTTATGTATCCAAAACCCAACAGAATTACTTAAGGCTGTTGACAACATACCCTGTCAACAAAGAGGTGTTTTTCCAACACCACCTCAGTATAGAGAGTTATTTAATGAGATACAAAAGGAGATATTTGTAGATACGTATACCGTGAGTACTAAACCAAACTATGAATTAGCTGCTAAATACGCGTACATCCTTACTCAAGTTTTTAGTGGAAGTAAACCTGAAACTTCAAGTTATATTGACTTAAAAGGTAAATACAAATCAAAGTACCTTACTTTTAGGGATAAATTAAAGAATGAAAAATGGGTTAAAAAATTCTTAGCGGTAAGTCATATTGAAAATATGGACTTTGATGATGTTATTAAGAAATATGACTCCCCAACGACATATATTTACTTAGACCCACCTTATTGGAAGACTGAAAATTATTATTCTAATCATGATTTTGATAGAGATGACCATGAAAGGTTGGCTAACTCACTTAAAAATGTAAAAAGTAAATTTTCTTTATCTTACTATGATTTTGAATTATTACATACATGGTTTCCTAAGAATCAATATGTATGGGTTGAAAAAGACTTCGCTAAAGCAGCTGCGGCATCTAAAGGTAAAAAACAAAATAAAGGTACAGAACTTTTAATAATGAATTATGAAATACCTAACTTTACCAAATTTGAAGTATCTATAGATAATGAACACGAGAATAGTCAACTTAGTTTAGACATATAACCCATATAAAAATAGAATATTTTTAATTTCTGATATATTTATAAGAAAACAAATAGACTTATGAAGTTTAATCAAATCATAAAAAGTATTATAGTAGAACAGGGTCGTTACGAGATTCTGAAGAAGACTTATACTCAACCTAAAAAGAAAGGTGAGAAAGTTAAGCCAGCAAAGATGTCACTTGAACAACTTAATAAAATGGTGATGACTGACCCAACCACTCGTAGAGATGGTGATAATATCAAAAAGGCGGGTAAATATGTAAATTGGATTATTAAACAATTTTTACAAATTGAACCGAATATTGAGGCGTCATATGGAACTCCACAATTTAAAAAAGAATTTAAAGAAAAAACAGATTTATTTTTTGAAGATTTATACAAAACAACTGATGACCTTATTAAGTTTGATAGGTTCAAATCTCAAATTGATGATGAATTAAGAGATATTAATAAATTAACTATTGATAGTTTATTTAATACTGTTAAAGATTTTAGTTTAGAGAAAGCGAGTACCACTAAGGCTGAACGAAAAGAAATGAAAGTTCATCCGGGTGCTGAATTGGTATACTCAGGTAGTAAATATGACGTTTACATGATTGAAGACCAAGGGGATTTAGGTAAAGAAGCGGCATGTTTTTATGGTGGTCAAAATAAAGAGACAAGATGGTGTACATCAGCACCTGGATTATCATACTTTAATACATACATTAAACAAGGACCACTTTATGTTTTAGTTGATAAGACCGATACGGAAGTGGGTGATATATCAGGGTTACCTAAACACAGGTACCAATTTCACTTCCCTAGTAACCAATTTATGGATGTTAATGATAGACAAATCAATTTAGTTGATTTTTTATTAGGTGAGGAAGAAGGTTTGAAACAATTCTTTAAACCTGAGTTTATGAAAGGACTATCTAATGCTGATGGTACAGAAATTTCGGTAGAGTACCCTAGAGATGCTGCATCTAAATTTATTGCTTTATATGGTTTTGATAAGTTCTTTGACGATTTACCAAACAACTTAGGTAGATTAGACTTTATTAAAACAAGTGGTAGCAGTAGATACGGGCAGGAATCCGCAAAAGATTTAAATATAAAGATACCAAGTAGTATCGGTAGGTTTAAAAACATGTATGCTTTACACCTTGATGGAATATTAGATGAATTACCATCAGAAATCTCAAACTTAGAGGACTTGATGTTCTTATCTTTACCTAATAATAAAAACTTAAAGTCATTACCAAAAGAGATGGCTGAAAAAAATGGTAATGATTATAAGATGAAAAATTTAGCGGTTATTACATTGGCAGGGTCTAATCCTAATATTGAAATACCTGAAGAAGTTCAAAAAATGATTGAAGACAAAGGTATTAAAGTTTTCAAATAATCTATTGAAAAACTTTAAAATTTGTAGTTAATTTTTATGATTGGTAAAAAACATTTTATGATCAGTAACGTAGATATTGAAATATATTTTTCACAGTTTAAAACCTTCTTTTTAGAAAATCCAACTGAACTTATAAAGTTAATTGGTAATGCATCTGAACGAGATTTTTTTAACGAGGTAGGTATATTACTATTCATGATAACCACGATAGTGGTGATGAATTACAACTCACACACAAACAAATAATGAGACATTGTTATCAAACTAAATAAAATTATAGAAGTTGATAATTCATATTCTGATAGTCAAATATTTCAAAAAACTAAATTTGGAATGTTTTGTTTAAACTAATAACCCCTATTTATCCCTTTATTTATTTGTTTAATGATTTATTTTCTAAATGAAATAAACAACTAATTAATTAATCAGTGTATTTTAGAGATAATAATTATAGTGATGGTATTGACAAATTTATGGTCATTACTGTTGCTACAGAAGAAAACGAAGAATTAGTCCGTTTTAGGGAGTCTTGTCATCATCATGATATACCATATAAAATTTTAGGGTTAGGTCAAGAATGGACAGGTGGTGAAGCCAAAAATGGGGTCCTACTTAAACCAGGTGGTTCACAAAAAATAAATTTACTTAAAGAAGAGTTATTGGATTATCCTGATTTAGGTAATCATATTATACTTTTTACTGACTCATATGATGTTATTATTAATGGTTCATCAGAAGAGATAGTTAGTAGGTTTAGAAAGATGGAATCACCTATAGTATTCTCAGCTGAAAAAACATGTTGGCCAGATGAAAGTTTAAAAAGAAATACCCAAAATCTTCCTACGGACTATAAATATTTAAATTCAGGTGGGTTTATTGGTTACGGTGACCACATATCAAAGATTAGTTAATAAAGTTTCGGTTAATAATGAATACGATGACCAAGTTATATTATACTGAAAGGTTTTTTGAGGACCTAAAAGGTAATAAAGACACTATATTAGATTATAACCAATTCTTATTTCAAACGATGAATGAATCTTTAGAAGATATTATTGTTGAAGGACGGTAAAATTAAAAATACTGTAACTAATGAGTCACCACTAATAATACATGCAAATGGTGGTAGTGTAGTAAAAAATACTTTAAATGATTACTATGAAAAAATATTTGATAAAAGGGTTATAAAATCTTTCACTCCTAATAATGATAAAATCAAAAAATATACGAATGAATCTGATATATTAATTGGTTTATTTTTAGATGAGAAAGTGTCTAGATATTAATCAAACTTTTGACCACATCAGGTTTTTGAATTACCCAAAAGATAAGACTTCATTTCACATAATTTATGGGGATAGTAAACATGATTAGTAAAGTTAATATGTTCAAAGAAAAGTATTCTGATATATTTAAAAGTTTTAAAATAACACGTACCAATAGTAATAAAATTATATCAAGAAAGAATTTTCTTATTGAATCCTATGACGAGGCTGACTATGTCATTATGATGGAGTCTAACCATATATTTAGAAATATTAAATCTATTCAACTACTAATTAATGAATGTAAGGGAATTATTCGGACCAATGATTAATAAGGAGGGTAGTGAATGGGTTAATTTTGAATCTAAAAATAAAAAAGAATATCAAAAATATATTAAGAAGGGTATTTGGGATGTTGATACAATATATGGTATTCATATAATAAAAAATGATTTAATACCATTTAGTGTTAGTTCGCTTTACATGGATAGTAAAAATTATAGTTACGATGATTGGGATATATTAATGTGTGATAACCTAAATAAACAAGGTTATCAAATACAAATATCGAATACTAATTACTACGGAGGAATAATTTAATTCCTCTTTTTTTATTCCTTTATTTTAACTACATTTGTGTTGTGGATAAAAAGACATTACATTATAAAAAAGTTATCGACACGTATTTGGTTACTAAATACCATACGTGTAATGAGATAGGTGATAATACTGTCATAGAATACGTTAAAAGATTAAATGAAAATAAATACGGGTATTGGAAAGAATTAGAAACTGATAAAGTTTCTGAGGAAGAATTCAAATCTAATTATGGTAATACGTATCTAAGGTTAGTTCAGAAAAAGTAACTATAGTTGTTGAAGAGTATCCTAATAAAATTTCATGTAAGGTATATCAAACGGAAAGAATTAGACGAGTTGGGTCATCTTACTTCAGGGTTCGAAAATACCTTACCTACATAACATATAATTTTAAATACAATAATTTTTATTCGGGTACTATAAGTAAAAAAAATAAAAAAATATTAAGTAAAAAAGTTAGAGTTAACGACTTCACCGGTCATGTTTTCAGTTCTTTAAATTTAGAAATAAGGAGACATTTAAGAGATAACGAATTACGTAACAATAACTTTTCTAAAAGAGTCCCTAAAGAAAACTCAAAACTTTCATGGCAGGTTACAAAGGAAAATATAGCGATAGGTGTGAGCACTCTAACGATATTATGGATATTTTTTTAAGTAGAATTAAAGAAAGATGTTATGTCAATAAAGATATAAGAGGTAAAGATTATGAGGTTAAATTTTTCCAACTATATTTGGAGACCAATAAATTTAAATACCCTAATAACTATAGAGAATATGTTCAGTTATCGATACCTAAAAAATTATTAAGAAAACAAACCAATTTAGTTTCTTTATATATGAATGTTAATGAATTAAATGGTAGAAAAATTCGTAAGATTTTAAATGTCGGTCATGATTTAGATTTTGAAGTCTTAAATAAAGTGTATACTTTACTTGGTGTGGATTACTTTAACAAAGTTAATAGTAGCGTATTTGTTAAAAGTAATCTTCATTTTTCCTCAAACTTTAAAGTTGAAAAAGTCAATTTAGAGACGAGTAATTTTCATAAACAAAATATTGTTAATGTTTTAAATAACGGATTAAACCTACATTCACTTATCGAACACTTTAACATGGTTAAAGAATTAGAAGATAAACACGGACATAAGTTTAAAGTTAAATTTAAAGATATTGAACAATTTAATAATGAACACTATGATGTGTCTGAACTACTACAATCGTATAGAAAAGGTGTTGTCACTAGATATTATGGGGACGGAGTTGTAAGTTTAATTGAAGGTAGCGTTACCGATTTAGTTGGTGTTGAATATTACCCTAAAGTATTAATGACTACCAACGATTACAATGAAGAATCGCAAACTCAAAATAATTGCGTTAGAACTTATGTTGAAAACCCAAATAATATTATTATTTCATTGAGGGTTGGTAGTGAAGATAGTAAAGTACGGGCTACGATAGAATATCGATTTATCGGTAACACATTAAAAAGGGTACAATCACTTGGCGGTAAAAATAGTAAATTAACTACTATGTGGGACACAACGTTAGAGATTTTAGATGATAAGATAAATTCACTATATCGAAGTGATATATTAAAAACACCTGAACTTTCTAAAGTTTATAGAAGTGGTAGGGTTATAACCAGAAAGTCTAAATACGATGGAGTTATTCTTAGGTGGGATAATGAAGATGAAATTAATGACACAGTTAATATCGATTTACCATTTTAAGGTAAAAAAAATTAAGAGGTAGGTTGACTACCTCTTTTTTTATGATTATAATTTAGTGAGTTAAATTAAATCTAATAAATAAAAATATGTCAGAAAAAATTTATGTCCGTAAAATTGAGACTTGGACAATCTCATCAGCAAGTAAACCTATTGAGGTTAACGTAGATGCATTAAGAAAGTGTGTACCACCATATGAAGGTGATTCAGAACAAGAATTGGTAAACTATCTACAAAACGAAGTGTGGAATGAATACGAATTCTATGAGAATGAAACTAATAAAGAAGTTTATGGTGAGGATGCCGTATATGATTTATGTATGGAAGAAGCTTATGTTGAAAATGAGTTCTTCGATTCTCGTACTAAGGGATGTGATGAATCTATTCAAGTAGGTGTACCAAATGAAGAGTGGACAAAGACCGGTGGATTTCAAGCATTGGCATACGGAGAAAACGAATATTAAAAAAATGATAAAAATGAAAAAGATAAGTAAATTTTTTCAGAGCTGGTACCCAGTAATCTTTGCATTTATGTGTCTACTATATTCGGTAGGTTTAGGATTGGCTGGTTACACAGAAGAGGCCCAATACTCAGCGCATTGGCCAGGAACTATCCTCCTATTTGCGATAGTAATCAGACAAAGACGTACAACATGAATTTAGCATTCTTTATAGTTGGTGGAGTTATTTTTGGGGCTTATATCTACTTTACAATTTGGAATATATTCTACGGGGCTAGAAAACAAAGAGAAGAAAACTACCCTAATTATTACGATAGACATGGTCAAATGGTAGAACCTAAGGGGGATGAAATGGACATGGACGGAATGGGTAACTTTAGTCGGTTTCCTAATACTAAGTCAACTAATAAACATAGGGTAAATAAAATGGATAGAGATTGGAAAAGTCGCCGAAAAGAAAAGGTGAGCTAAAATGTCTAAACAAGAATAAACGAATAATAATAAATAAAAAAGAAAATGGCAAAACTAAGAAGAAAAGTGATTATCACAACAGTTCGTTGGGAAGACACAGAAGAATTAACAGAGGACCAAGTTAAGAGATGGAAAAGTGGAGATGATGACCTCCAAGATGAAGTTCATGATGAAGTAGTGGATGATTTTGATTTGGTAAGAGATAAAGTATTAGAGGACACCGAGTGGCCTGAATTAATAGAAGAATAAAGATATGGCAAATAATTTAAAAAGTTTTGTTACCATTAAAGGTAACGATGAGTCAATTAAACTAATTGATTCAATGGTAGATAATGTTAATAATAATGATAGTGACAGTCCTATTACCGCATTCGCAACAGCATTTTATAATGATGTTGAATTAACTGAAGACCGTAGTGTCTTAAACACATGGTCTAATGAAAATTTAGGTTCTAAATGGACCACATTGTATGATGTTCAAAACGATGGGGAGTTTTCTATTGAATCTGCTTGGTATCCACCAAAACAATTTTTCATCCATCTATATAACCTGTGTGTTACATTAGATGAGAATGTAGAAATTGAAGTGACATACGAAGATGAAACTTACAGTCCGATTGGTGCAATTGTGATTAAAAAAGATAGAGATGGTACACCATGTATTTGGGAAGAAGAAGACAATGATATTGAAAATCCGCTTGAGGATATGGATTGGGATGATGAAAAGTACGATGATGTATCTCAAGAATTCTATGAGAGTCTATATGAAAATCAACAATCTCTATTGGGGTTATGTCACGAGTTAGTAATAACTGATGGTGAACCAATTGAAGAATTAACAGAAACAGAATAATATGAAGATAAAGTTAGAATATATATGGTTGGACGGGTATAGTCCTGAACCAAACCTAAGAAGTAAGGTAAAAGTAGTAGACGCTAAATTACATGAAGTAAAAGGTAAGAAATTACATGGAGTTTCATTAAATGATTGCCCTCAATGGGGATTTGATGGTTCTTCCACTAAACAAGCTGAAGGTAATTTTTCAGACTGTACTTTAAATCCTGTTAGGTTATATCCTAACCCACTTAATAAAGGTGTGTTGGATTCTTATCTTGTTTTTTGTGAGGTACTCAATCCTGACGGCTCACCACACGACTCAAACACGAGAGCACTAATAGGTGATGAAAACGAAACTAATTTATGGTTTGGATTTGAACAAGAATATACTATTATGAAAGATGGAAAACCGATTGGTTTCCCTAAAGATGGTTTTCCTGAACCACAAGGTAAATACTATTGTGGTGTGGGTAATGGTCAAGTTAATGGTAGACTTTTTGTTGAGCAACATATGGAAAATTGTATCATGGCGGGAATTGAGGTTACAGGTACAAATGCTGAGGTAATGTTAGGTCAATGGGAATATCAAGTACTAGGTAAAGGTAAATTAAAGTCAGGTGATGACTTGTGGATATCAAGATACATATTAAATCAAATGTCTGAGGACTATGGATTTAATATTGAATATCACCCTAAACCTGTTACTGGTGATTGGAATGGTTCTGGATTACATTGTAATTTCTCAAATACAAAAATGAGAGAAGAAGGTGGAAAGCAATATTTTGATGCTATATTTAAGACGTTTGAATCGAGACATATGGAACATATTAAGTGTTATGGTTCGTCTAATGATATGAGATTAACCGGTGACCACGAAACACAATCAATTCATAAATTTAGTTGGGGTGTTTCTGACCGAGGAGCGTCAATTAGAGTCCCAATATCGACTGAAAAAGAATGGAAAGGATATGTTGAAGATAGAAGACCAGCATCAAATGCTGACCCTTACCGAATAATTAATATTATTGATGAATCTATTAACCACGCGGAAGAGTTGTATAAAACTCTACACAATATGTATAGTGATGTAAAAGTAAGTGATGAAGTTAAAGAAATGGTTTTGACTGAACCGTTAGATAGGGATGTTGAGTAATGGAAAATAATAACCAAAATAATAAAGAAGAGTATCTTTTACCTAAAGAAGTATTAACTCACGTTAATAATCTAATTGGTAAAGGTGCTCATACTTTATCAACAGTTATTGAAACTGAGTTTTACACTCATGAGGCTTTAAACCGAATGTTAGAAAAAAATGAGATTATTTGGTCACACAAATTATTTAATGGTGGTCAAGTAATATTAAAGGAAGGACTTATAAGGTTTTCGGAAACTTTTAATTACTTATATTTCATTAAAAGGAAGGACGAAAATACTTATAAGTTCTATACGATTTGTAAAGAAGAATCATCAGACGGTATGATTTTCTTTTTAAGAAGTTATAAAAATTTAAAAACAATATAAGATGAGAATATTAAACTCGGAAGAATTACAGGAAAAAATTAATAGTGGTGAAAAATTTATAGTAGATATGTATGCTGATTGGTGTGGACCATGTAGAATGTTATCAAGAATAATTGAAAGTGTAGATAAGAAAATGACAAGTGAAGGTCATCAAGTTAATCTATATAAATTTAACATTGAGTCTGATAATCAAATGTCTGCAAAATTAGGTGTTCGTTCAATACCTGCATTGTTGGCTTTCAACGAAGGTAAAAATGTTGAAACAAAAATAGGTTTAGTTCAAGAGAATCAAATAATTGAAATGGCAAACAATATATTGTAGATGATTATATTAGGGTTAAATTTAGGTCATGATGCTTCAGTTTCACTTTTAAAAGATGGTAAAGTTATTTCATCTATATCATGTGAAAGAATTTATAGACTTAAAAAAACTTCTTACATTGATTGGGTAGCGATAGATTATGTTTTAAGTGATTCTAATATTTCATTTGATGAAGTTGACTATATAAGTGTTGGGGGGTACGATAAATGGAACTCAAACGGATTTATAGAAATTTATTTAGATAAAGATGAAGATAGTCCATTTAAAGGTGAACTCCCACCTCTAACCAAACATGGGTATGATATATTTAATGATAATTGGTTAGTGACACCAACTACAGATAGGGAGTCATTCCCTTTCATAAATATTAATGTGGTTTTAGAGGGTCACTATGTAAAAAAAGGTTACTTAGTAAATCATCAAACTGCACATGCTGCATCATCTTTTTACACATCACCATTTAAAAAATCTGTCATAATGACATTAGACGCTTCGGGTGAATATCCTGAAAAAAGTGGGTCTTACCATTACGGTAGTAATGATAGATTAGAAATTTTAGGGGCACCTAATACTTTAGTTGGTGTTTTTTATGACAAAATGACTGATTGGTTATCGATAGGTCCTGGATTAACTAAAGCTGGAACGTTGATGGGATTATCATCATTTGGTAAACCCAATGAAATAGCTATTAATCAATGGAAGGATTTTATAATTAATAATAACGGTAAATTAAGTTCAGGTGATTTAGAGTTTTATTATATAATGGGTTCTAAATTATCGGGATTACCCCCACATACCTATAGGGGTTGGATAGAAAAAGATAATGTATTATATAAAGAAAAACCTAAGTTTAGTGGTAATAGAACAATACTAACTAATTCAGAAGTTGATACGGTAAAGGGTATGGACTTAGCATCTTCAGTACAATATATTTTTGAAAAAATAGTTCTGATGTTTGTTGATGAATTATACGAATTAACAAAAGGTTATAATGGTGGTAATTTATGTTTGGCGGGTGGTTCATTTTTAAACTGTAATGTTAATTATAAAATACTTAAAGAAAGTAAATTTAAAAACATTTACATATATCCCGCTTCAGGTGATGATGGGTTATCTGTTGGTTCTACACTTTATTCTTATCATCATATTTTAGGTAATGATAATAAAGAGTATAGTAATTCAGAAATTGTTTATACGGGTAAAAAATATACTAATGAAACTATTGGTGAGAAATATGATGTGAAGGTAATCTCTAAAATGATTAGTGAATCTAAAATTATTGCGTGGTTTCAAGGAGGTTCAGAATTTGGACCAAGAGCGTTAGGTAATCGTTCATTTATAGCTAATCCTGTTGACCCTAATATGAAAGATATCTTAAACGCTAGAATTAAATTTAGAGAATGGTTTAGACCATTTGCACCATCGGTTACTGAAGAAAACTGTCAGGAGTATTTTGATATTGATGTTCCATCACCTTTTATGTTATATACATGTCCTGTTAAAAAACCTGACTTAGTACCATCCATTACTCATGTTGACGGTACTGCTAGAGTTCAAACAGTTAATCAAAAAGATAATCCAACTTATTATGAGTTGATAAGAGAAGTTGAAAAATATACCAATATTCCTATGGTACTTAACACTTCTTTAAATATAAACGGTCAACCAATAGTTGAAACAATAGAGGACGCTATTGATTTATTTAATAATAGTGATGTTGACGCAATAGTTATTAATAATAGAATGATATTAAAATGAAAAAAGTTATAGTTTACACCATGAAAGGTTGTCGTCACTGTGATGATATGAAAAAAATGTTAAAGGACTCTAAAATTGAGTTTACACCAAGAGATATAGATGTCTTTAAAAATGAATACGACTTATTTGTTCAGGCTACGGATAGTGAGTTTATTCCTGCGTTTATGTTATTGACTGTTGAAAAAGGTGACAAAACATCTAACATAAAATTACTGGTACCTGATGATGACTTTGAAGATTTAGACGAAGCTTTGGTTAAGGTGAAACGATATTTAAAATAATATCATTTCACCTACTTTATCTTTTACTTTCCATATATTAAAATGACTTATGATTTCTTCTGAGAAATCATACTCATTCAAATCCCACCTCTTAATTATTTCATCAGGTTTAAATGTAAATAAATCTAAAATTAAAGATTCTAACCACTCATTACTTGTCATTAAACTGTCTGAGGTAACTTTAAGTGATATATTCTCCCAATTAATTGTGTCAAACTTAGCGTCTGTAAAAAATTCAACGGTTAAGTCACGACATAATCCTCTCTCAAATATATTATAAACAATGTAGTTAAAGTACGACTCAAAAAGTTTAGATGTTTTTAAGTTTTTACCGTAATGTTGTGATGATTTAAAAGTTTCAACAGAAGAATTATTTTTTAAAATTTTATAATCCTCAAAATTATTTAACACATCACTTATGATATCTTCATTAAAATCATTTGCAGTAAATACAATGTTTAAATCAGTACAAGCGGTAAACCTGTAGTGCTTATTATTTAACGTATCTAAATAGGTTTGTTTTTTTATTGAATCGGATAACTCATCTTTAGTATATGTTTTTTTAAAATAAATCGATTCTTCCTCAACAGGTGTGTCATATTCGATAAGGTCAACAACATTTAAATTTATATCACTACTAAAGAGTGTTTTATAATATGATATAAATAATTTAGATAAGTTAATTGGTGTTTTATGTGTGGTATTTCCTCTCACCACTATAAAGTTACTGTTGTTTATTACTTGTATGTTTGTTTTATGATTTTTAGTTTCTTTTTCTATCTCAAGAATTACCTTATTAACTAATAGATTAGTTAAGTCTTCACCTCTTGAATAAGTTTGTACTATGTAGTTCGGCATATTAAATGACTTTTAAATATTTATTAAATGTATTATATAAAAAAAAACTTGAATGATAAATACAAATCGGTATTTAAAATGAATAATAAACTTTTTTGTGAGTATTTATAAAATAAGATAAACCCTTTGAATTGCACCAATGGCTAAAAACATTATAATAGTACCACAACCAACAGGTACGACACTTCCTTATATTATTTTTGAGAACACTAATGGTGATACTATTTCATTAAATGTTCACAATGACGGTCGTCTAACTTTTTCAGGTGCAACACATGGTGATGCTTTAGTTGTTATTGATGAAGATAGGTTAAATGTTAAAGGTTCTATTATCTTAGGTAATGACGTAGCATTTAATAGTGTTGGTTCTATTACGGACACTGGTGGTTGGAAAGGTAGTACTCAAGGACTAAAAGGTAATCATGGTGTTGACGGTGATAAAGGTTTAAAAGGTGTACAGGGACCTGTAGGGCCAACAGCTAATAGAGGTACAAGTGTTGATGGACCACAAGGTGATAAAGGTAGAAAAGGGTTAAAAGGTCTCAAAGGTAGATTTGGTACTATAGGTACTAGTTGGGCGTTCCAAAATGATGGTGATAAAGGTTTAAAAGGACCACAAGGTCCAACATCCACTGAAGTGGGTCCGAAAGGTGAAAAAGGTAATCGTGGAGTTCAGGGTGAAGAGGGTATTAAAGGTGCTATTGGAGATAAAGCCAGTCAAGGACCTGTAGGTTTACAAGGTTCAAATTCAGATAAAGGTATTGTTGGTGATAAAGGTAATAAGGGTTTAAAAGGACCACAAGGACCTAAAGGTGTCAAAGGTATTGAAGGTGAAAAAGGTAAAAAAGGTTCTTTAGGACCACAAGGACCAGTTTCACAATCGGGTTCATCTGCGGATAAAGGACTTAAAGGACTTAAAGGTCTTCAAGGAACAAAAGGTCCGAAAGGTATTCAAGGTACTCAGGGATTACAAGGACCAATAGCAAGTGTTGGTTCACAAGGACCCATAGGACCTAAAGGTCCAACAGGAGAAAAAGGTATAAAAGGGCTGATAGGTGTTAAAGGTCTTAAGGGTGTGAAAGGTCTTAAGGGTGTGAAGGGACATAAAGGACTTATTGCTGTAAGTGGTGATAATGGTCAACAAGGTCCAACGGGGGCTCAAGGACCAATAGGTTATAAAGGGGACAAGGGACTTAAAGGTCTTCAAGGAACAAAAGGTCCGAAAGGTATTAAAGGACCACAAGCCAGTACAACTACACAAGGACCACAAGGACCACAAGGATTACAAGGAATCACTTCAACAGATAAGGGTATTAAGGGTCAAAAAGGGTTAAAAGGTGTAAAGGGTTTAAAAGGTTTAAAACCTAATAGAGGTACTCAAGGAGGTATCGGTACACAAGCATCACAAGGACCTACTGGACCAACAGGACCTAAAGGTGATGATAAAGGTCAGAAAGGTCTAAAAGGTATTAAAGGTCTAAAAGGTAATAGAGGACCACAAGGACCTCAAGGTGCGATTGGTAATCAAGGTAGTATAGCCTCGACAGGTGACAAAGGTATAAAGGGTGTAGTTGGACCAACACCATTCAAAGGACTTAAAGGTCTTAAGGGTAATAAAGGTTTAAAAGGACCTAAAAATTCACAAGGTCCACAAGGTCCAACAGGTAATCAGGCGTCTATAGGTGATAAAGGTAATCGAGGTGCTACTTCAACCGATAAGGGTCTTAAGGGACCTAAAGGTTTAAAGGGTATTGAAGGACCTAAAGGACCTATTGGGTTACAAGGTCCACAATCAAGTACAGGAACTGTAGGGGAACAGGGACCACAGGGTGACCAAGGACCACAAGGTCCAACTTCAACTGATAAAGGTATAAAAGGACAAAAAGGTTTAAAGGGTTTAACTGGTGGACGTGGACCACAAGGAAGTGATGGTGTAAGAGGAGGTAAAGGACCGCAAGGGCCAACAGGTAACAGAGGTAATATTGGTGTATCATCCGACAAAGGTAATAGAGGTCCACAGTCTGAGGAAAAAGGACTTAAGGGTCCTCAAGGCGATAGAGGTTCACAATCTACTGATAAGGGTCAAAAAGGTCCACAAGGAAGTAGAGGGAGTCAAGCCGCACAAGGACCAACAGGACCGGCAAGTACCGATAGAGGTCCGGTTGGTAATAGAGGACAACAAGGAAAACAATCTACTGATAAAGGTCAAAAAGGTCCACAGGGACCACAGGGGGACCAAGCCGCTGCAGGACCAACGGGTCCACAAGGTCCAACCAATGACACTAAAGGTCATAAAGGGTTAAAGGGTTTAAAAGGAGTTAAAGGTAATAGAGGTAGTCAAGGTCCAAGAGGACCACAAGGAGCAACATCAACCGTAAAGGGGTATAAAGGTATAACCAGTACTACTAAAGGTATTAAAGGACAGAAAGGTTATAAAGGACCTAAAGGGCCAAGAGGTTCTGTTGGTAATAGAGGGGCACAAGGTGCGACATCAATAGTAAAAGGGGCGAAAGGACCAAATAATTCTGAAAAAGGGCTAAAAGGACTAAAAGGTTTAAAAGGGCCAAAGGGTAATAGAGGTAACCAAGGACCACAAGGTGTTAGAGGAGCCAATTCAACGGTTAAAGGGTTTAAAGGGATAGATAATACAACTAAAGGTCCAAAAGGTTTAAAAGGAGTTAAAGGTAATCGAGGAAATCAGGGGTCGCAAGGACCGCAAGGACCAAGAGGTTCAGCTTCAACTACACAAGGACCAAAAGGTCCAACTAATAATACTAAAGGTCAAAAAGGTGCAGTTGGTGATTCAGGAATAAAAGGTGATAAAGGTATACGAGGACCGCAAGGACCAAGAGGAAATGATTCAACAGTAAAAGGATTAAAAGGACAGCCAAGTACTGAAAAAGGTTTAAAGGGACTTAAAGGGCCAAAAGGGCCGAAGGGTAATAGAGGTAATCAAGGACCTCAAGGGTCAAGAGGAAATGATTCAACAGTAAAAGGACCAATAGGACCGTCAAGTTCAGAAAGGGGTCTACAGGGTGTTAAAGGATTAAAAGGGCGAAAAGGGCCAAAGGGACGTAAAGGTATTAAGGGACCACAAGGTTCTCAATCTACAGATAAAGGTCAAAAAGGTTTTATAGGTACAGATAAAGGTCTTAAAGGTCTACAAGGTAGTAAAGGACCTAAAGGAAATAGAGGACCACAAGGCTCACAAGGACCAAGAGGTAATCAATCTACAGATAAAGGTATAAAAGGTTATAAAGGACCAAGAGGTTCAAATGGACCAACAGGTCCAGGTGGGTCAAATGGGTCAGGTGGTCCAACAGGGCCAACAGGTGGTGGAGGTTCAAATGGACCAACAGGTCCAACAGGACCAGCAGGTACTGAAAAAGGGTTAAAGGGTCTTAAAGGACTAAAAGGCCCTATTGAAAAACAAGGTAGTCAAGGACCAATAGGTCCGCAAGGTAATACTTCAACAGTAAAAGGACCAACAGGGCCAATTGGTAATGACCTTGGACCAACAGGTCCAACAGGACCACAAGGTCCGGCAAGTACGGATAAAGGTCCGATAGGACCAAAAGGACCAACATCAACAGTAAAGGGGGTAAAAGGACTAAGAGGGCCAATTGGTAGTACGGGACCAAGAGGAGGACAAGGAACAAGTGGACCACAGGGACCGACAGGACCACAAGGACCGGCTGGTAGTGGTGGTGCGACAGGGCCAACTGGTGGACAAGGACCTAAAGGTCCAAAAGGACCAAGAGGTTTACAAGGACCACAGGGACTACAAGGTCCAGCATCAGATAAAAGATTAAAAAATAATATTAAATCTTTAAAAGGTAATCTAAGTAAGTTAAAATTAATTGACGGTGTAAAGTTTACATGGAAAGGTGGGTCAACTAAATTTGAAAATAATTATGGTGAAGATTTTGGATTTATCGCTCAAGATATTGAAAAAGTTATACCTGAAGTTGTATTTAATAGTGAGAGTGGTTATCTAAAACTTGAGTACGGTAAATTAGTTGCGATTGGTATAGGTTCTATACAAGAACAAAACACACGTATTGAAAATATAACAGATAGAATTAACATATTAAAATCAAAAATTTTAAATGGGTAGAGACATTAAAATAAATCCAACGGGTGGGACAATCAGTTTTTCAGGTACTAATAGTACTATGATTAATATTGACTATAATAGTGGTGAATTAAATTTCAACACCCACTTAGGTAATGATTTTAAAATTACTTCAAACTTAGAGTTAGATAATATAAAGTTTATGCCGTCTGTTTCAGTAAAGAAAGAGAATAGTAACGAACTAATTGATGACTTAGGTAAGTGGAAGGGTTACCCTATGAATATGATTGGACCGACTGGTACACAAGGTCCAAATGGACCTACAGGTCTTAAGGGTAGTAGAGCGGTTGATGGAGAAAAAGGTTTAAAAGGTAAAAAAGGTTTAAAAGGTATAACTTCTACTGAACAAGGTCCACAGGGTGACCAAGGTACTAAGGGGTTAAAAGGTATCAAAGGAGAAAAGGCTAACCAAGGACCTATAGGGCCAACAGGTGTCAAAGGTCAAATAGGTCCTCAGGGTAATACAGGACCAATAGGTCCGACATCTTTAAAAGGTCCAGTAGGACCACAAGGGTTTAAAGGTTTCAAAGGTAATAAAGGTATAAAGGGATTAATTGGTGACTCACTGAAAGGTCCTACAGGATTATCGGCGAGTAAAGGTAACCAAGGACCCACAGGTACTAATAAAGGACCAATTGGTCCAAAAGGTGAGGTAGGTGTAAAAGGACCTCAAGGACCAATTGGGATTACTGCAAATGTAGATGTTTATGTTTTCTATGACGCGACATCAATGCCAAGTGATAAAGCTAAAGAAGCTTCGCAGAGTGTTAGAGATTGGTTCCAAACGGTAAATGGTGATGGTGATATTAATAAACTATACGAGGGGGTAATTGGTAAAAATTCTCATAATGGTGAAAACTGGTTATGGTGGGCATCTTACCCATATCTTGGTTCACTATCCGGAGGTACCTTATCTGATAACACACAAATTAATGAATTTAATAGTGCTGTACCTAATGCAACTTATCAATCTGATTATTGTAAGTCTAACTCAGGTGGTAATTGTGTACCAAGAAACTCACAATTTAATGATGGTGAAACGATATATAGAAGAATTAACAGAGGTGTTAATTTAGATACAGGTGCCGCTGAAACAATATCTCAGGGTGTACCTTTTGACCATAGTGATTTAAATAATACGGAAACATCGGGACAAGGTTCATTTGGTGGTGATAATACTAACTATTTGGTAATTATTGTTGCTGATGAGTCAGATGGTCTTGTTGGTTTATATCATGGACAGGTAGGTGGGACTAATAGTAATCCAACTAAGAGTGATTTGTATAATAAACCATTTGAATTAAATGGTAATTATTGGAATAATAATGCGGGTGATGAATATACGAATAGGTATTTACACGATTACTGTTCTTATGTTCAAGTATATGAAGATATTATATCCAATAGAGGGGGTAATGCTCAAGGTTTAGTTTATCCAGTTGTAAACCCACTTAGAGGTACTTCAACTTATGCGTTTGTTCAACATGCAGTAGCAGCAATTGAGGGTAGTACCATCACTAGTAATGAGTTTTTAAACAGATATGGTGATAACATAACTTCAGTTGGTCCTGAAAACTTAAATTTAAGTGCATTAACAAGAACAAATGTATATTCAGGTTTAACGTCTGAAACTTGTTATACAAATTTAGAAAGTAGTTTTAAAAATGGTTCAGGACTAAAACATTTTGGATTTGATGTTGACCCTACTGTTAGTAATTTTACGGAATCCGTTGTTACAAACGCTTTAACGTCTTTTCTAAGACAACAAGGTGAAACTGGTGACGAAGGTAATAAAGGAATCGCTGGTGACGATAAAGGAACTAAAGGATTAAAAGGATTAAAAGGATTAAAAGGTTTAAAAGGGGCTAAAGGACCTGATACCGATAGTGGAACAAAAGGTGTGGTAGGTGAAAAGGGACCTATCGGTGTTGATGGACCTGTTGGTGATTTAAAAGGTCCAAAAGGTGAAGTTGGAGTTGTTGGACCAAAAGGTATTAAAGGACCTGATGGTTCCATAGGTGTTTCACCCAAAGGTCAAATAGGTCCTGATGGTGACCAAGGACCTACAGGTGGTAGAGGTGAAACTTCTACCGATAAAGGTGAAAAAGGTATTAAAGGTAGAAGAGGTAATAAAGGTCTTAAAGGTATTAAAGGTGTCAAAGGGTCTAATAGCTAGCCAAGGAGATACGGGACCAACAGGTCCTCAATCCGATAAAGGTCTGACCGGTAATAAAGGTGATAAAGGTCTCAAAGGTTTAAAAGGTCGAAAAGGATTACTTGGTCCACAAGGACCACAAGGAGCAATTGCTGACCAAGGAGCTCAAGGTCCAGTTTCACAAGATGGTGAGGGAGCGGATAAAGGTCTTAAAGGACTTAAAGGATTAAAAGGGTTAAAAGGTAAAAAGGGTATTGATGGGACAAAAGGACCTCAAGGGCCAACAAGCCAAGGTAATGAGTTAGGACCTACAGGGGAAAAGGGTCAAAGAGGGCCACAGGGAGATAAAGGTAATAAAGGTTATAAAGGATTAAAAGGTAAGAAAGGTGTTAAGGGACCTAAAGGACCTAAAGGTTTAATCGCGAGTCAAGGTGATGGAGGACCACAAGGACCAACGGGACCAGTGGCGGACCAAGGTAATAAAGGACTTAAAGGATTAAAAGGTAATAAAGGTTTTAAAGGGTTAAAAGGTTTAATAGGGCCTCAAGGAAATAAAGGACTTAAAGCCAGTCAAGGTGATGCGGGCCCACAAGGTCCTGAAAGTATCAAAGGGCAAAAGGGTTATAAAGGTATCAAAGGTCAAAAAGGTTATAAAGGACCACAAGGTAATAAAGGACCTAAAGGTTTAAAAGGGTTAAAAGGTGTTACTGGTGATAAAGGTTTAATAAGTGTATCTGCAGGTGACAAAGGAATTAAAGGTCAAAAAGGTTTTAGAGCCACTGATGGTGATAAAGGTATAAAAGGTCAAAAAGGTTATAAAGGTCCAGATGGTAGTAGAGGTACTACTTCAACAGTTAAAGGTCTTAAGGGTCAAAAAGGTCTCAAAGGATTAAGAGCAACTGATGGAGTAAAAGGTAGTAAAGGATTAATAGGTATTAAGGGACCAAGAGGACCACAGGGTGGAAGAGGAACAACAACAGGTACTGGTGGAGAACAAGGACCACAAGGTCCAACAGGTCCGGCAGCATTTAAAGGACTAAAAGGAATAAAAGGTTATAAAGGACCTAAAGGACCTAAAGGGCCGAAAGGAACACAAAGTACATCTCAAGGACCTACAGGACCTGGAGGAGATAATGGACCAACAGCCTATAAAGGACTTAAAGGTCAAAAAGGTATTAAAGGGGCTTATGGACCAAAAGGTCCAATAGGTTCAGCGACAGGAGATGGTGGACCTCAAGGTCCAACAGGGGATAATGGACCGACAGCACTCAAAGGGTTAAAAGGGTTAAAAGGACATAAAGGGTATAAAGGACCTAAGGGACCACAAGGACCATCAACTGCCGATGGAGGACCACAAGGTCCAACAGGTCCGGCAGCATTTAAAGGTATTAAAGGTAAAAAAGGGACTAAAGGACCTAAAGGATATAAGGGACCTTTAGGACCACAAGGAGCGACAACAGGTGTTGCTGGTGATAAAGGACCACGAGGTCCTCAAGGACAGACAGGACCGACAGCATTCAAAGGATTAAAAGGTACAAAAGGTTTAATAGGACCTAAAGGTCCGACAGGAAATCAAGGAACACAAAGTGGTCCACACAGGTCCAACAGGTGCAGGTGGACCCGCAGCATTCAAAGGGTTTAAAAGGGTTAAAAGGACATAAAGGGTATAAAGGACCTTTAGGACCACAAGGAACTGGTAGTTCAGTTAAAGGTTATAAAGGAGAAAGAGGGCCAAATGGACCGACCGCTCAAAATGGTGATACAGGTCCAACAGGACTAAAAGGACCAAAAGGTCCACAAGGACCGACAGGTCCTCAAAGTACTTCAAAAGGACCAAAAGGTGCTGTAGGTATTGGAGGTCCAGCCGCTTTCAAAGGACTATAAAGGTATTACAGGTGAGAAAGGTTTAAAGGGTCAGTTAGGACCTACAGGGCCAGCAAATAGTGATAAAGGTACTCGTGGTCCACAAGGAACAACTAATACAACTAAAGGACCAAAAGGACCAAAAGGTCCACAAGGTGGTAGAGGTCCACAAGGTGGTAGAGGACTAATAGGTACCCAAAGCACATCTCAAGGACCGACAGGACCAATAGGACCATTAGGACCAAAAGGTTTAAAAGGACATAAAGGAATTAAAGGTTACAAGGGCCCAAGAGGACCTCAAGGGTCGAAAGGGTCACAATCATCTAAAACAGGACCAAGAGGACCACAAGGTCCGAGAGGTAATGCTTCTACAGATAAGGGTCAAACAGGTATCGCTGGAAATCCCGGACCACAAGGACCAACAGGACCAAAAGGTTATAAAGGTTATAAAGGACCTAAAGGGTATAAAGGTCGACAAGGTGGTAGTGGTCCACAAGGTCTTCAAGGTCCACAAGGACCAAGAGGCCCACAAGGGTCAGATGGACCAGCAGCGTTATCTGGACCAACAGGACCAAAAGGTTTAAAAGGTAATAAAGGTATAAAAGGACCCACAGGTGGTGCGTTTTGTTTCGCTCATGACATTGCGGTAAGAGCAGGTGAAGATTGTGCGTATTGTAATGGTAGAAGTAGCCCATGTGGAGATAAGGTAAATTTGACTGTATATAAAGGTGATATACAACCATTAGCTCAGGGTGATATCCTCTATACTGACCCAGATTGTAAAGATTGTAGAGAATTTGAGGGATTACCATGTATGAGAAATCTATCTACAGATTTTATAACTATATGGGACGCGGTCAACTTAGGTGGAGTTTTATTTTCATGGGTAATTACACCACCACCTAAATCAGTAGTAAATGCTTGTGAAATATATGCTTGTGCCGATTGTAGGGCTTCTGATAGTAGACTTAAACATGGTACTAAAACATTAAGTGACTCTTTGAATAAGTTACTAAAAATTAATGTTACGGAATATGATTGGAATGAAAATTATACAGGATATGACTTCTTAAAGGAAAGACAAAAATTACATTCAATTGGTATGATAGCACAAGAAATAAACTTATTATATCCTGAAGTAGTTTATAGAAGGGATGATGGTTATTTAGCTATTAAGTATTATAAATTAAATGCATTAATTATTGAAGCGATTAAAAGTCAACAAGTATTTATTGAAGACATAGAGGAACAAATAAACTGGTTAAGAACACAAATAGATTAATGGCTAATATTATAATATATCCTACGGGAAGTACATTAAACACCAATCCACATATAATTTTTAGTGGTACAGGTGTTGATTATACTATTGAAATAGATACTACAGGTGATTTAGTATTTAAGTCTTCTACAAATATTTTTAAAATATCTGATAGTGCTACTCCATTATCATTACCAGGTGAGGTTAATGTTATTAATAGTGAACTTTATGTTGGTAGTATGATGGTAGTTGACTCTGGAGGTCATTGGGTTGGGCAGACAGAAGGTCTTAAAGGTCAAAAAGGTCTCAAAGGACTACAAGGTGTTGACGGTGATAAAGGTTTAAAAGGTAATAAAGGTATTCAGGGAATCGTTGGACCTACAGGTGATAAAGGTGACTTCGGTATCAAAGGTGGTATTGGTTCTGACGGAGAAAAAGGAATCAAAGGTGAGCTTTCAGTCAAAGGGGATAAAGGTAACCGAGGACCACAAGGTGAGAAAGGTATTGTTGGACCTAAAGGGTTAAAAGGGTTAAAGCCGTCAGACTCAACAAAAGGTCTTAAAGGACCAACAGGTCTAAAAGGGTTAACATCTTCAGATAAAGGAACTAAAGGTCCGACAGGTCTTAAAGGTGTTAAAGGAAATAAGGGTCTAAAACCTGAACAAGGACCAAAAGGTAGTATAGGTGGTGATTCACCTCAAGGGCCAACAGGTTTAAAAGGGCCGACATCATCAGATAAAGGTCAAAAAGGACCAAAAGGTATAAAAGGTGTAAAGGGACAAAAAGGTATTCTTGGAAATCAAGGTCCACAAGGTGATAAAGGTGTTAGGTCGACAGATGGGGATAATGGACCACAAGGACCAACAGGACCTACCGCTGATAAAGGACCTATTGGTAACAAAGGTATAAAAGGTCTTACAGGACCACAAGGTCCGCAAGGTCCTGATGGTATTGTAGGTGTACAAGGACCTGATGGTGATTTAGGACCAAGAGGTCCACAATCTACAGACAAAGGTGATAAAGGTATCAAGGGTATTAAAGGTATCAAGGGTATTAAAGGACCTAAACAAGGTAGAGGTGTAATAGGTACACAAGGTGAAAAAGGATTTATCGGACCACAAGGTCCAACAGGTCCAGGTGGACCAGCAGCCGTTAAAGGACCAATAGGTCCACAAGGACCGACAGGACCAAAAGGATTTGATGGAGATAGAGGGTTGCAGGGTGATTCACTAAAAGGACCTACAGGTTCTGGTGGAGATAACGGACCTCAAGGACCGGCAAGTACTGATAAAGGTACGAAAGGGTTAAAGGGATTAATTGGTATCAAAGGTATTAAAGGATTAATCGGACCACAATCATCAACTAGTTCAGGGTCACAAGGACCTACAGGTCCACAAGGACCAATTGGACCTGCAAGTTCTGACAAAGGTTTAAAAGGACCAGAAGGTACTAAAGGGTTAAGAGGACCACAAGGGCCTCAGGGACCTCAAGGTAATAATGAAAAGGGACTTATAGGTGATGTTGCCGTTGGTGGAGATATTGGACCAACAAATACAGATAAAGGACTACAAGGACCTACAGGTGATAAGGGACCTAAAGGTTTTCAAGGACCGAGAGGTACAATTGGTACTTCACCTAAAGGGGCGAGAGGAACACAAGGACCAACAGGTCCAACAGCTGAAAAAGGTCCGAGTGGTACGTCCACAAATAAAGGTAATAAAGGTATCAAAGGTATCAAAGGACCGAAAGGTACAGATGGACCGAGAGGAACTATTGGAAATAGTATAACGGGACCAACAGGACCCAACGGACCAACAGGACCTAATAATGCCGATAAAGGACTTAAAGGTCCACAAGGACCAACAGGTCCAACTAATACTGATAAAGGAACACAAGGACCAAAAGGTCCTAGAGGTAATCAAGGTGGACAAGGACCTCAAGGTCCGACAGGACCAAAGGGAACTACCGGTGGACAAGGACCGACAGGTCCATCAAGTACTGATAAAGGTATTAAAGGGCAAAAAGGTTATAAAGGTACTAAAGGACCAAATGGCCCCACCGGTCCTACAGGACCAAAAGGTACTAAAAATACCACACAAGGTGATAAGGGACCATCTTCAACAGATAAAGGTTTAAAAGGTTATAAAGGACCAAAAGGTTTACAGACAGGGAGAGGTACACAAGGGTCACAAGGACCTAAAGCATCTAATGGGGCAACAGGTCCTACAGGACCAAAAGGACCTGCAAGTACTGATAGAGGTCCAATAGGACCAAAAGGACCACAAGGTAATGATGGTAACCGAGGTCCCCAAGGTAGTGCGTCAGGTACAGGTATTCAAGGACCAACAGGACCCAAAGGACCGGCAGGTAATACTGCAGGACCAAAAGGAGCTATAGGTCCACGACAAAGCCAAGGCTCGCAAGGACCACAAGGTTCTAAAGCTAGTCAAGGTACTAATGGACCTACAGGACCACAAGGTCCGGCAAGTACAGATAGAGGTCCACAAGGTAATAAAGGTATTAAAGGTGATTTAGGACCACAAGGGCCTAAGGCAACACAAGGTTCTGGTGGTGATACAGGTCCACAAGGACCGACAGGTCCATCAAGTACTGATAAAGGTAATAAAGGTTTAAAAGGTGGTCTTAAATCACAAACATCAGATAAAGGTATTAAGGGTTACAAAGGGCCGAGAGCGGCAACGGGTCAACAAGGTCCACAAGGACCGGCAAGTTCTGTTAGGGGACCAGAAGGTAATAAGGGTCCAAGAGGGCCTCAGGGTTCACAAGGACCACAAGGACCTAAAGCTAGTCAAGGTCTTAATGGACCTACAGGACCACAAGGTCCGGCAAGTACGGATAAAGGTAATAAAGGTATTAAAGGTCCGAGAGGTGGACAAGGTCCACAAGGACCTACAGGTTATCAACCTGGACAAGGTCCACAAGGACCTAAAGGGGCTGTAGGTGCTGATGGTAATGAGCCAGGACCACGAGGACCCCAAGGACCACGAGGACCGCAAGGGCCTACAGGTCCACAAGGACCCAAAGCCTCTGGAGGGGCGACAGGTCCGACAGGTAAAGAAGGTCCGGCAAGTTCAGAAAAGGGACCAAGAGGAAATGTAGGTAGTCAAGGACCAAAAGGACCTAAAGGGTTCAAAGGTGGACAAGGACCCAAAGGACCTAAAGGTCATAAGGGGAATACAGGGGAAAAAGGATTTAAAGGTCCAAAAGGTTACAAAGGTCCTAGAGGACCGCAAGGACCCCAAGGTTTAAAAGGACCAAGATTATCTCAAGGGTCAGGAGACGTAGGTGATACAGGACCACAAGGACCGGCAAGTACTGAAAAAGGTCTTAAAGGACCTAAAGGTCCTAAAGGAGCTAAAGGACCAAAAGGCCTAAAAGGACATAAAGGTTATAAAGGACCTAAAGGTCCAAAAGGTGTACTTGGTAAAGATGGACCACAAGGTCCGCAAGGTCCAAAAGGACCTACAGGTTCTGGCGGACCAACAGGGCCAGCAGGACAAAAAGGACCAAAAGGACTTAAAGGGATTAAAGGTAGAACCGGAGAAAAAGGTTTAAAAGGACGAACTTCAAGTCAAGGCTCACAAGGTATTCAAGGAACTCAAGGACCGGCAGGAGCCCAAGGTCCGGCAGGTTCTTTTTCCGATAAAAGATTAAAGGAAAATATTAAAAAAATTGATACACCTTTACAGAAAGTTTTAAATCTACGTGGTGTTGAATTTATATGGAAAGAAGAAAATCTCGATGGTACCGTTTTACTTGATGGTGGTAGAAAAGATATTGGAGTTATTGCTCAAGAGGTAAAAGAAGTTTTACCTGAATTAATTGGTGGTTCAGAAGAAAGAGGTTATAAAGTTAGTTATGAACAATTAATCTCAGTATTATTTGAAGCAATTAAGGAACAAGAATTAATCTTAAAGGATAAAGATGGTGAACTAACTGAGTTAGAGGGAAAGTTTAAACGTAATCAATAATCATATCATTTAAATACTTTTTAACTAAAGTATGGTCGGCATAATCATAATAACTTCTACTCATTGAGGCACCTTCAATTACTTCCTCAGTAATCATTTCTTTAGTGAGGTCTTCAAAGTCACCATAATAGTCAAATGCATTTCTATAATCATCTAATTGATAGTCATCATTAAAAATTGAACTAAATAAAAAAGGTATGAATTTGGTAACTTCAATGATGTAGTTATATATAGTTTTCTCCTCACCTTTACTATTCTTTATGGTCTTAGATTCCCAATCACCACTATTATCTATCTCCAATAAACTTCTAACTTCACTCATTATTTCATTATACTTTTCATCGGTATATGCTGTATTATATGAGTTATGGTGAAGTGAATATAAATTACTTGAAACTTCAGAAGCTTCATCTAATAAAACTTTAGTAGATGTTTCATCTTCTTCTAAAATATCCATTACTAACATAGGGTCTTTAACATCAACATAATCGGGGTGACCTTGGTCTTTAGCCATATTTTCTAATAACTCAGTTTCGGGTGAAATTTGAGTTCCTGATAATTCTTCAGATATTGATTTGGCAAGTAAGAATTTATTTTTTTCATTTAACTCTTCAATAACATCGGTATACAAATTTTGAGTAACATCGCTAAATGGTTCGAACCAATCATCTTCACCTAAAATATTTTTAACCATTTCCGATGATGACATTTCACGATTACCGTCATCTGATTTAAAAAAAATACTTAAGTCTGACCTTTCACCAAGAGTTAAAAAATATTTATCACCTTTCTTAGTTATATCACTATAAGTGGAAACAATGTTATCGATAGTTTTTTTACGGTCATCAATATAACTCTTTCTTAGATAAGTCATTGGAAACATTTCAATAACACTTTCGTATGTGTCGGAGTTTTGAAGTAACCCAAACCTTTCTAACAAATCAAAAAAACTATCCTTATCTCCATTGAGATAACGGTTGATAAAGTCTTCAACCTCACCTGAACCTCCCGATAGTATATTGATAATTTTTTCTTTCATAACACGTTATTTACATATAAATATAAAAAAAGGTGAGTTTTACCTCACCTATTTACCCCAATCCCTTATTTTGTTTAATTACTTCTTATCGTAATACTTTTCAACCGTCTTTTTGATGGCTTCTTTAACAGTTTGAGTGTTTGTACTTTTAACAGTTTGTGAACTTTGTTTTGTTTGGTTTTTGTTTTTGTTTTTACATCCGCATCCCATAGTTGATATTTTTTTAGTAAAGTTTATAATAATAAATATAAGTAACCATGAATTAGTGTAATAATCGGTTTTTATTTATATTTATGATAAAAGTACAATATTATGAATCTTAGTCAAGTTTTATTAGAAAGTAGGAAGGATGATTTTTTAAGAATGTTTAGAGACAAGTTTTCTGACGAACAACTTAAAAAAGTTTTTACCCTATCTAGACAATTAGCCCCTAATCAAAAATTCCTTACATTTTTAGGTAAAGTTATACCTACAGAAAATTTTGATGAGAATTTAAGTAAAGCTGAAAAAGTAGTTGAGAAATTTATTAAGTACCAACAAGCTCTACAACAAAAAGATATTAATCAATTTAAAACTTTAGATGAGATAATAACTGCTATTAATAATCATGAGAATAAAGTTAGACGTACAGTTAAATCTGTTGATGGTGCTGATGTTGTTTATGAAGATGACCGATTTACGGTTGTAACTCCTCAAACACATAAGGCGAGTTGTTATTATGGTGCTGGTACTAAGTGGTGTACTGCCTCTATGAATGGTTCTTCACATTTCGATAACTACAATGTAGATGGTAAACTTTTCTATATCTTAGATAAAAAAGCAAAAAGTAATGACAAATATTATAAAGTGGCTTTATTACAAAAATATGATGGAGATAAAACATTCTATGATGCACCTGATAAATCTTTTAAAGATGGGTGGATATTAGGTACTCCAGAATATGATGAAATTCAAAACGCGATTGATAAATACATTAATACTAACTACCAAAGAGAGATTAATATCTTTAAAGATAAAGAGGCGGCTAGACTTGAAAGAGAAAGATTAAGAAGAGTGGCTGAAAGACGTAGAATTGCTCAGTTAAGGGCTGATGCGGATGAAAGAAAAGAAGAGGATTCATGGAATTTAGAAAACGAACCTGACCAACAAGCGCTGGAGGCTAATGCGGTATTTGAAGTTATGGTTGATGAGTACGGCGTATCTGTTTTAGAAGAAGAAGGTGAGTCTATATATGATTTAATCCCGTCACAGTATAATCATTATGATTTACCAACATTTGAATGGGTAGGTGATGATGATACTGGAATAACCTTTGCTGTTGGTACGTGGGATGAAGTATGGCAAGCGGCTAAAGAATATATGGAAGGACTATGGGATGACCAAGGGGCTGACGGATGGAGTAGCTCGTTTATTGAAAGTCATATTGATGAGCAGGAAGTTAGAGATTATTTTTATGATATGTTTGAAGATGATGTAAATAATAATTATGAATCATATTTTGATACAGACGAATTACCACTATCAGACGAACAAGAATCTCAAGTAGCCAAATTAAAAGAAGAGGCAGAAGAGTTAGATGAGATAACTAGAAATGTAGATGACGTATATAATGAAGATGAGGTAGAATTAGCTGAAGATAGATGGAATGAAATAGATGATGAAATAACATATATTGAATCTGACCCTGAAGGTGAACCGACAGAGGAACAAATTGAAGATATGGTAAATAGTAGAGTTAATGATGTCATGTATGATATGATGGCTAGTATGACCGATTATGGTTTAGATATAAGTGACTATGTCGATAAAGATGCGTTATTTGAGTCAGCAATTGATAGCGATGGTGTGGGTAATTCTCTTAGTAGTTACGATGGGTTAGATAATGAAGTAATGATAGGTGATACTTGGTTTCACGTTTTTAGAACAGAATAATGAAGTTATTAAATTTAATAGAAGGTAGAAGAGAAGATATACTCAATCGTTTTGATGAGAACCCTGAGTTACGCAAAACAATAGAGGAGTTCTTAGACCATGAATTCAATAAGAAAACAAATTATAAATATGTAAATTGGGTACTTAAAAGAAATTTTGATGACTTTGGTAATACAATTATTTCTTTAGATAGTGTAATTAATTGGATTGAAAAATTTGATAGAGTAAGGAAAAACTTACAATACAAAGATATTAATCAATATAAAAACCTTCATGACCTTATCGATGCGTTAGAAGTTTACGGTGACACAAAAAGTGAAGAAAAAACTAAAGTAGAATCGGGCACCTCAAAGATATATGAGGACTCTGAAGTTTTAATAGTTAAACCACTTACTCAAAAATCATCATGTTATTATGGTCAGGGTACCAAATGGTGTACGTCAGCCACATCTGGTGGTAACGCATTTAGAGCCTATAATGATAGAGGTCCTTTGTATTATTTTATATTTAAAAATTTAAATAAAGATAATGATTATTATAAAATCGCCATTCATTATAATGTAGCTGAGGATAGGTACTCACTTTTTGATGCTAAAGATAATTTTAATTCTAATCTGTTAGGTTTTTTAAAAACAAATTCAGCTTTCAATTCGATTGAAAAAGATATTGAAGAAAATCATAAAGTTGATGAATCTAAAAGTTTAGAGATTATGTTAATTAAACTTATTAGAGAAAATAAGTTTAATTTTAGTAAAATTAGAAAATATGTTTTATACGATAAGTTAGTTAATATAATTGGTGATGATAAAGGTACGAGACCACTTGTAGTCGGTTGGTATGGTGAAAAACGTATTATGATTAAAGTAAGTGATAACGATGAGGAAATAGAATTTAGGGAATTAAGAAACAGTACTCCAAATTATGTTTATGATAGGAGACCTCTATATGAAATGGTAGAATATCTTGAGTCTAAATCGGACCCATATGATTTAGCACATTTATTAAGTCAAAATACTATACATACTAATTATAAAGTTATTAGAGATATATTTAATTTCTTTATTGAAGAATTACATGAAGAGTTAAGTGTGGGTAATCAAGAAGGTTTTAAGTTTTGGAACCCTGTAAACTCACATTCAAATTACCGTTTTGAAAGTAGAAATCCTGATAATGCTTACATTAAATTTTTAAATTATATAACTCAAAAAACAAATGAAGGGGAACCAGCCAGTAAGAGAGATTTCTTAATTAATGTCTTAGAAAAAGACCCTGAAGACGTAGTATTTTCAGGATATCTCTCAACAATGTTCAGTTCAATGAAAGATGCTGGACTCGTTAGTCTTTACAGAGCCAATACTTCGCCTTATTTTAGGTACAGGCTTGGGCCCAACCACAGTGTTTGGGAAAAAGGAAGACTAAAGAGAATATGAGATTAGATACCAATTGGATTTTACAAGAACCTATAGATTTAGAGCATAAACAATATGTTCTAATGGACTATATTACCAAAGTTGATAAGGACTTTGATGAATTTAAGTTATACCCATCCTTCCAAGAATTGTCGTTACATTTAGCTAACGTTGGTTCAATTAAGGACCGTTCTAGATATATTACACTTAATAGGGAACCAGACGATATTGATGATGAAATATTATTAGACGACTTGGTGTATAATAATTTAAGACATAGTAAAGAAACTAAAGAAGAAATATCAAAGATTATAAAGTTTTCTCAGAGTAGATTAACGGATTTATTTTTAATAGGTAAGTCTATATGGACATTACTATATGATAATGTTTCAATACGAATTGTCTTTAATGACCTTAAAAAAACAAATACTAAACCAGGTATAGGGTTTTTTTATATTGTGTATGATGAGTTATTACATGTTTATCAATATAGAATTAATACCTACACTAAAACAACTAATGAAAATAAATGTAAAGTAGATTTAATTTATAAAGGTGACGTGATAGACGTAACCGATAAAAAAAGTCTAATTAATTTAATTAGAAGTAAAGCTATTATTTTCAATGAAAAAAAATCAGAAAAGTTTTTAAAACAGATAGAAGATTCATATCCTATTTTTAGGGTTAGGTATGAAGAAAAATTTCCGTTAGAAGGTTCTATTTTATCTATAGCTAAGAGAAAGGTTATGAACTATATTTTTCAAACAATTAAAATTCAAGAATTAAAGTCCTAAGATGAGTAACATTAAACTTAAAAAACCTGACCATATTGTATGGGACGAAGAAACTCAAAAATATAACGCAAATATATTACCTTATGGGAGTAGCGTATCGGCGCCCGTTATTAAAATAGAAGATATTTCATCCTACAAACAAAGGAATGTACAAAAGATACAGAAAAAATTCAATAAAAAATACCAAGAATTAGTAGATGAATATAATAATTTAGTTGATGAAGTTAAATTAAATCAAATAGTGTATGAGTCTAAATTTTCTTTTGAGCCGATAATAGGTCATATTTATTATCTTTATTATGGAGATGATGGAAAATATTTCTTATCATTAATAGAACCTGAAATGTGGAATCAAGAATTTGTTCTAAGTGTTGAACTAAATTCTGAACATAAATGGGTCTTAATAAAAAAACCTCAAAACTAATGAAACTTCAAAACCCTATAGACGTTAATATTACAGATAAAACTGTATCAGTTCTTTTAGCGGGTGGTTTGGGTAATATGATGTTTCAGACAGCAACCTTAATGGTCTACGCTAAAGAAATGGGTTATGACCCAATTGTTGGTTATTGGACTACACATCAATCAGAGAGTTCTAAATTTAATAAACATCTTAATCGAAATGGTAGAAATATACATTTTGACCCATGGGGTGGACACATATTAAAAGACCCACATATATCATTTGGTGATGTTTACCCTAAATTACCGTGGTTCGATAGTAGACCTAATGCCTTTGAATGGTGGTTTGACCAAAGTTTAGGGTGGGATATAGATACTGGTGAAGGTGGAGTGTACTACGATTTAAAACAAAAAGTAAAACCACCTTACCTATTTCAGGGTTACTTTTTTAATAAATTGTATTGGCATCACGAGAGGGATTATATTTTAGAAATATTCGAACCTGATGAAAATATAACAAATTATATTGAATACAATTATGGTAGTTTATTTAAAAATAGTATATCCTTACATCTAAGAATGGGTGGAGGTAGACAAGATAATTTTTTTGATATAAAATTAATACCTGAAGAATGGGTTATTAAAATTTTAAATAATGAGAGTGAGGGACATAAAGTACTTGTGTTTTCAGATAATTTAGAATCTGCCAAAAATTTCGTAAACAAATTAGGGTTTCCTAAGGAAAAGTTTGTTTATATTGATGAAGACCCGTATATTGCGGTTCATATGATGAGTATGTGTGATAAACACATATTATCAAATTCAACGTTATCATTTTGGGGTGCGTATCTTGATAAAAAACAAGAAAATGAGTATACTTTTATTCATGAAAGTTTTTTTGAAAGACATCCTTATAGTATGATACCTTACAATAAATGGAAAATTAATAATTAAATGATAATACTATGAGTGAAAAATTTGAAATACCAACAGAACGTATGAATATGTTAACAGGTAAACTTAGGGTACCTATTCATATCAATTACATATCGGATTATATTTTATGTGAGTCTACAGAAAAAACTAGAATAATTTTAAAACAATTAATTAATAGAGACTTAATAGAGGTTAGTAAACACGCTGATGACTATTATGTTTTAAAAGCTAAAGGTAATGAGTAAAGAATTAGTATCACACCCTGACCATTATGGTGGTGAAGATAACCCATATGAGGTTATAAAAATAGCAGAAGCTACAGGGTTAGATGAAGATGCATATCTATTTAACGTATTAAAGTATATAGTTAGAAGTGGAAAAAAAGATGACAACCCACCTGTACAAGATTTAAAAAAAGCGTTATTTTATTTAGATAGAAGAATTAAAACAATTGAACAAAATGGAGAAGAATAAAATTTATTGCGGTGATGGCCGTAAACTTATGTCGGAGATGTCCGAAAAAACTGTAGACTTAGTTGTTACTAGTCCACCTTATGGTGTTGGTATTGATTATGATAGTTGGGATGATGATAAAGAAATAGCCGAGTACTGGAAATTTACAAGAGAATGGTTAAGAGAGACTTATCGAGTACTTAAAGACGATGGTCGTATAGCACTAAACATTCCTTACGAAATTAACAGACAAAAAAAAGGTGGTAGAATATATTTTTCTGCTGAATTTTGGATGATAATGAAAGAGATTGGGTTTGGTTTCTTTGGTATTGTAGATTTAGAAGAAGATTCCCCACATCGTTCAAAAACAACTGCTTGGGGTAGTTGGATGAGCCCGTCTTCACCATATATCTATAATCCTAAGGAGTGTGTGATTCTTGCTTATAAGAAAAAACATAAGAAAGATATTAAAGGAACCCCTCAATGGAAAGGTGAGTTTCAAATGGTTCCTAATGAAAAAATTGAAGGTGAGTTTAGAAAGAAGTTAGTCTATGAGGATAAAGATAAAAAAGATTTTATGTCTTTAGTCTTTGGTCAGTGGAATTATTTTGCGGATACAAGACAAAAAACAAAGGCGACATTTTCATTGGATATACCATATAGGGCGATTAAAATTCTTTCATATAAAGAAGATGTAGTTATGGACCCATTCAACGGAAGTGGGACTACTTGTTTAGCTGCGGAAATGTTAGGTAGACCTTGGATTGGTATGGATATCAGTAAAAATTACTGTGAAGTTGCCAGAGAAAGACTAAAAGAGTATCAAACTGAACAAAAACAGTTGAAGTTAGTTTTAGATGAACATACGAGAAATTAGTATTAAGAACCACGACTCAATCACTATAGTAACAACTGATGGTCATGTAAAAACATTTAAAAAAGGAAGTCTAAGTAACCCTAAAAAAGTGTGGTTTGATAATATCATCGCATGTTCAATATCATTAATGAGTGAAACCCCTACAAAGTGAGGGGTTTTTTGTTATTATAGATATTTATTAATAAAAGTTTTTATGTCAAAGTTATTTATAAATGAATCGGAAGAGTCTCAAATACGTAAAATGTATTTAATTGAAAGTGACTCTGACAAAAAAGATGGTACGATAATGAAGGCCAGTCAAAACTTTTGGGACCATATTAAATTTGAAGAAGGTGACCCCAAAAAACCAATTGGTAACATAAAGGCGCCAGTATTAAAGGCTTATAAAGACACAAGTGGAGTTTTAACTATCGGTTATGGACACACTGGTAGTGATGTAAAACGTGGTTTAGTGATAGATAAAAAAACTGCGTTAGAGTTACTTTATAAAGATGCTTCGGAGGCTGCCGACTGCGTTAGAAGATTTTTAGGGGAATGGAAAGATAAAGGATTAAAAACGTATATGTTAACTCAAGGACAATTTGATTCGTTAATATCATTAGTTTTTAATACTGGATGTGATTCAGTTAGAATGTCAAGATTTATACAATATGTTAAATCTGGTCAAAATAAAAAAGCGGCAGAAAGTATTTTATCATATAAGTCCTCGAATGATGGTCTTAAGAATAGAAGAACAAAAGAAAAAAATATGTTTATATCATGAAAAAATTAATTAAAGAATCAGGATTAAGAAATATCAACGATTTATCTAAGAGATATGAGAAAGCTAAAATATATTTTCATCAAGATTTAGACGGTGTTACGACTGCCTTAGCTATGAAAAATTATTTAGAGAATAATGGAATTAAAGTTGTTGATTCTGAAATAATACAATACGGTGATAAGGAATTTGCGGTAAAGAAACAAGATGCTAAAGGTGATACGATGCCGGTTTTAGTTGATTTCGCACATGGAAAGCCGATGTTTGTTGTACATACAGACCATCATGATAGTCAAACAGGTGTGGAAGGCGACACATCAACATCATTCAGGTCGTCACGTTCAAATGTTGAGACTTTATCTCAAATAATGTCACCAAGTGATATCTTTACTGCCGATGATATTAGATTAATATCTACAGTCGATTCTGCAGATTTTGCTAAGTATGGGTTAGAACCACAAGATATAATGAATTTTGTATTTAAATTACAAAAAGATAAGTCATTACAGAAAAATAAAATGGCCTTAGGTTTAGCAACTAACAAACTTATGTTAGCTTATAAGAATAAACCAGGTTTTATGGAAGATTTAGTAATGACATCTCAACCATCACTATTAAACATATTTCAAAACATTAATAGATTAGCTGCTGAAAAGGGGTATGCGTTACCTGAAGAGATGGCTTTAAATCAAAAAGATTATGTACAGAAACAAAAAGATAGTGATAAAGTTTATGTTGATGACGGAATTATAGTACAATACGGAGGAGGTTCAATGTTTAAACCAGGTTCTTATGACCGTTATACTCCATTTAAAAATAATCCTGAAGCTGACTTTATAGTAATCGCTTGGCCAATGGGGTTAGTACAAGCGTCATGTAACCCATTTAAAGGTGAGAGAGAATTGAAAGGTGTTAACTTAGGTGATATAGCTCAAGAAGTATTAAGTAAATGGGAGAGTCAATTAAGAGAAAAGATAATTCCTTTATCTACTATCAAATGGATATCAGAAGGTAATAAACAATTTGGAGATGAGTCAGTTGGTTTCACTAATGCGGATTTAGAAGCCTTTTATGGTGATAAGGTTCGTTCAATGGATGGGGGTGATGACTATATGGAAAAATTAAAAGATATTATGGACAAACCATCTACTAAGTTAACTGAAGATGAGTGGGCTATATTAGATAAGTTAGGTGTACCGGCATGGGAAATGATTCAAGCTAACTCAGGTGGACACAAATGTATTACAAACATATCTGCGTTAAATTACTTCGGAAGAGGTAAGAGAAAACCTGAAGGTAAGTACAAGTATAGTAAAGATAGAGGTGATTCACCATATGTTAAGTTTGTTAAGATGATTCAAAAAGAGTTCGTAAGAAAACTTAAAGAAAAAATAAATGAATCAAAAGGATTAAATGAACAAGCAGACAAGGCTGAATTAGTCGATGCTGATAGTAATCAATTATTAGTTAATATTAACAATATTGAAGGTGACATCGAAAGAAGTGACCGTAAAAATATGAGATTTAAACAAGATGTTGAGTCATTTCAGATTGGATTATCTTTATTAGGTTATGAATTACCGGTGTATGGTGTCGATGGGTTATTCGGACCCGAAACAGAAAGAGCGTTAAATAAATTTAAGAGAGACAACAAATTAGAGGAAAACGGGATTTTTTCTACAGGAACTAAAGATTTAATGTATAATAAATTAAAAAATGAAAATATAGAAGATAAGGATATAGAAAAATATACATATTCAAGTAAGGAGTTTACTACATTAGATGGTAAGATAACTCATACGTACTCAGGTAAAGCATCTAAAGGAATACAAAGATTAATTGATACTATGATTGAGAACGGTATTACAGACCCAGTCGCACAAATTGGTATGTTAGCGGTAATAGGTAAAGAAACTCATTTTATTAATAAAAAAGAAAGAGGTTATCATAATACATCTAATCGTAGAATTAATAAAATATTTTCAAAAACTAGAAAGATGTCTGATTCAGAATTAAATGATTTAAAGAGAGACTATGATAAGTTTTTTAATTTAGTATATAATGGTAGAATTGGTAATAATAATAAAAATGATGGTTCAAAATACGTTGGTAGAGGTTATAACCAATTAACGGGTAAAGCTAATTATCAAAAATATGGAAATAAAGTTGGTATTGATATCGTTAGTGACCCTGATAAGATGTTAGATGATAAAACAGCTGCCGAAGTTGCTGTAAAATTCTTAATTAGTAAAGGTGTACCTGAGTTTAGTAACCCTAAAGAGTCTACATTATATTTTGCTGATGTTAATTCAGGAAGTCCTAAGAGAAGAGCTAGAGAACACTCAATTGAAGAATTACAAAAATTTGATATAGCTTAAAACAATTAAGACAACTTTAAAATAAAGATAAGGAGACGATGTCTCCTTTTTTTATGCCTTGTTCTTCACAAAAACCACCAAAGACCTCTAAAACTGTATCACCAAATCCTTGATATGATTCACAATTTTTCTTATCATTACATGGTTGACAGTTAGAATGAATTTTAGTTATTGTTGTTCCATCTATGAAAATAATGTCTAATGGTATAATACAATTATACATCCAAAAACTTTGTTCGGTACGTTCAGGCATAAAAAATAACATACCATCAAAGGACTCATCAAATCTTTTTCCCATCATTCCATCAGTTATGGATTTTTTAGTGGAAGAAACTTTGACTTTTAAAATATTATTTTCTATGATTACTTTCATACTAATAAATATCCAATAAAACTAATAATGAAAAAATACGCAGGAATAATCGTAAGATGTGATAATAAGGTGTTACTTTGTAAAAGAAACTCACAAACAACTCTACCAGGTTTTTGGTCATGTCCCGCAGGTAGTGTGGAAGAAGATGAGCCAACTAAAGACGCTGCGATTAGAGAGTTTATAGAAGAGACTGATTTACCTGTGTTAGGAGACATAGAGTTTGCCGCGGTAATAAAAAGGTATAACAGAGACGGAAGTAAAGTTAAAGGTATGTTTTATACCTACCTTATGGATGTTGAAGAAGAGATGTTTCCTGATTTAGAAAACGCTTATGATGGGGACGAACACACGGAATGTGGGTATTTTGGTAAAGATGAATTACCCGAACCAATGACAAAACAATTTAATAAACTTATAAAAATAATTTTAAAATGAACAAATTAGTAAATATGTTAAAAACATCTGCACAGGCAGATAAAGCAAAGGCATTATTATCACTTGAACTACTTGGTAGTAAAGCAGTAGGAATCGGAGACCACTCAACAGGGGACTTCTATAAAAACGCTGAAGAGGCGTTAGTAATGTTAGTAGACGCGGACGATAGATTAAGTGCTTTAGATAAGTATTTTGATTCTAATGGAGTAATTATAGGGTAAATATCCAATAATTTTAATACAAAACACAAAAAAACCCTTAAAGGGCTTGTCTGAGAGTAATTTTTTTGTATATTTGTATAACTTTTGAGATTTATTGGAGTATTTATATCTTACCCAACAGAAAATCAGAAAGTTTTTAAAAAAAAGTTTGACAGATTAAAAAATTTGTTGTAGTTTTGTAAAACAATTCAGTAAGAGTACTGAAGACGTTCTTTGAAAATATTAGTAAGTGTCACCTTAACCATCACAGTTTGTGAAAGGAATACAAAAGATTAACCCCTTTTTCTTAAACGGTTAAGTATGACATTTGACGGCGGTTTAGCGTCGTTAGATAACCCCAGCAATGGGACTAAAGGGATTGAAACGAGAATAGTACATCGTGAATATTCGCAGAGTTTACTCTGACAACTAAACAAAGTGGCTACGGTCAAGACCCTAAGGGCAACTGCTAAAGGGACGAGACCATTCTGAGTCCGTGGAATATCAGAGTTGAGATAGTGATATCAATAGGAAAAGCTACAGGTGACGGTTCGACACACCCTGTCAGGTGTTGTAGGGCTGAGTACCAGTACGAAGGAATTCCGATACGATAAGTTAACGTATTCCTGAAGTACCGTAAGTTGACAGACTTACAGAGAGGTGTGAAGCATTTTGTTTTCCAAAGAAACGAAACTTCTCCCGAAGCACATCTTTCTCATTTCCATTGTTACTTTTACTAAAACTAAAAGAGAGCAAAAGTTCTTCGGGCGTTGACAACGAAAGGTGTCTAACACTTCGAGTCAATAGACTAACGAAGTCATTGGTAGACCGCAAGTCTCCTGATGTCAATTATCAAATACCTGGTGGGATGGCCGTCCCTTAGTGAACTCGCAAGGTTTGACAGAGTAAAGTAGTAGTTGAGTAGTTGTTAACGAAAAGAGTGGTTCACTCAAATAACCGACACTGACTTGATACTTTCGGCAACGAGAGTGGATACATGAGCAACCGATATAGGGTAATCTCACTAAAGACAAGTCACCATAAACGTGTAATCTCAGCGTTCTATACTCTATTATATATCTTCCTTAACCTCAGTTCTAACCGACTGAGGTTTTTTTTATGCTCAATAATTTGTGTAAGTGAATATTATTCACTATATTTGTATAAATAAAAAAATAAAATTATGGAAGGAATTATCACATTAGTCATTATCGGTTTCGTTTTAACATTTGGTTCACAATTACTAAAAGGTATTGGAAATATCTTTGCCGCGTCAGGTAGGGTTGGCGGTTGGATAGTTGGAATTATCTTAGTTGTGTTCTTATTAAAAACATTAGTTTTTAGTTCAACACCCGAATCTGTAACTCCACCAAATAATACGGAAATGAAAACATTAACTAACGAAGACTTTTAAACATAATATTAGTTTAAATCAAAAAATTTAATTATATTTGTAATATGAAAAAAGGAGATAAAATAAAAGATAATAAAATCGGTTCAACACACATTATTGAATCTATTGAATCATTTGGTGAAGACACTGTAATTTTTACTGAGGACAGTAAATGTTTACCTATGGAACAAGTTTCTGTCATGAATATAGTAGAATCATATAGTGATTTATGTGTAAACGGAATCAATGAAGGTTTGAAAAAAGTTAGTGAAGACTTTAGAAAAACTATGAATGAAAAATATGGTATTAATTTTAATGAAGACTAAAGGTATATGATGAAGACAATTAAAATAGAACACCCAAAGTTTGGAATCCTTCAAGAAAAAAGTTTTGATGATGATATACAGTTTAAAATATATCTTAAAATGGTTCATTCTTGTTTGGAACTTAAAGAGGATTTAACCACATCAAACGGTAATGATTTTCTTCTTCACATACCATATGATTTATTAAGGTCTTCAATGGTAATTGGTAACGTTCAAAAAATTAGTTTAGCCGAGTACGCAATTCAAAAATCTAAAACACAATAAAAATGGTAAAAATAATTAATAATTTATGGAGTATGATTAAAATGGTTATTATTTTAATCTTTATGTTAGTAGGTGTTCATTTTGTAGGGACAGAAAAACTAGTAGAAACAGGTCTTATTTGTCTTGGATTCTACTTCTCATATAAACTCATAGAATTATTATCTGTGTACCTTAAAAACAAGATAAACGGGGTTAAAATGGATAAGACCGTTAAGGTTGTTGAGGAAATTAATCCTGAGATTAAATATATTGAAGGTTTAATCAACGAGATTAAGAAAAAAGCTAAAAAAACTGTTAAGGATAAGAATACTTTAGACCTATTAGGTATTAAACTAAAACAACTTAAAAATGTTTAAGGTAGGTGATTATGTAATACCACGAGATAGTAAAACTATAAAGGTAATTAATGAGATAGAAGAAATTGAAAACCAATTTATTATTTACATGACAGATAATAGTTCTTATCATATTTCACAACTACTAACTTTAAATGAAGTGGTAAAAAAAGATAAACATTATAAAGAAAGTTTTAAATTATGAGTGAAAAAAAAGAAATTGTAGGGTTCACAGCAGGTAATTTTGATTTAATGCATCCGGGTTACATTTACACATTTGAAGACGCAAGAAAACATTGTGATAAATTCATTGTGTTTTTACAAAGAGACCCATCGTTACATAGAAAATCCAAGTACAAACCAGTGGTTCCATTATATGAAAGATATAGAACCTTAATGGCAATTCAATATATTGATGAGGTTTATGTGTATCAAACTGAAGAAGAATTGTATGATTTAATTAAATTCTTTGAACCTGATATTAGAATTCTTGGTGAAGATTATATTGGTAAATCATTTACGGGTGATGACTTACCACCAAAGGTAATCTACACGAGTAGAGCACATGGATGGTCAACAACAAGAATGAAAGATATGATTGCGATGCAAACTATTAAACAGAACCCTGAGGTTATTGAAGATGCAAATTATTTTGAACGTAAATTAGGTATGGATGATTGATGATATTAAACATATGCCAAATCAAAAGTGGCACAAAATTATAAGTTTTATTAAATCAGGTGTTAGAATTATTGGTTACGGTTTTATTCCTTTTAACTTGATTACCGCTTGTATTATACTTATTAGTTAGTGAAGTAATTGGAATCATTGAAGAGATGGTTTAGAGGTGAAGGAAAGATGGATTTCCCTATTAGATTAAATGAGGTGGTGGAGTAGTCCGATAGCCAAAAGTCGGTCCCTAAAGGTGGAGAGAAATCTTCACCTTTTCTAATTAGTAATCTGCAATATTTACTAAGATTACTATATTTATAATAAAATACCAACGGATATGTCAAACATAATAATAACTGAATCACAATTACGTAAATTAAAGTCGAATATCATCTAAAGAGGTTCTCATGATGGTTCTTATATGGCCAAACAACAATTATTTACTATCGCCACACTAGCCTATAAAATGTGGGAACAAATGGAAGAAGGTGAACAACTTGATGATTGGATGGAAAGTAAAGTTGCTCAATCTGAACAGAGTGTTGTTTCTGTTGTAAAATCTTTCATGTACGATGAGGCTGAGGAAGAGCTAAAAGGTATGGAAAAACTGAATTATGACGAGTTAGTTATAGGAACTTAATAAAATAATTTATTGACAAATACTAACCTTTCTCCTAATTTTAGGGGAAAGGTTTTTTAATGCCTTAAAATAAAAAAATAATATAAGATGATAAAATTAACATTTAACACAAGTAAACATACGTTGGTCTACAGACCTGACATGTAGATAAAAACTCATGTTACGTTGAATATCCAAACGTGACAACAATTAAAGATGATGGGAAGTACTATTACGAGGTTAGACAAAAACAATTACCTGCGGGTGCGAGTGTTCCCATTATTAGAGTACCTATCAACAATCACACTATCATTGAATACTTACATTCATAAGTAAAATGAATAGTATTGATAAACAATATAACGAATTATTATCCACCATTTTAGAACATGGGGTTGATAAGTCAGATAGAACAGGTACGGGTACTAAGTCTATTTTTGGTTACACTATAAGACATAATATGAAAGAAGGGTTTCCTCTTCTTACCACTAAGAAGATGGCAGTCAAAACGATGATGACTGAGTTGAAGTGGTTCTCTAAAAGGTGATACCAACATCAAGTACTTAGTGGACAACGGATTGTAACATATATGGAATGGTGATGCATATCAAAAACTATACTAGTAAAACTGATGAGTATCACAAGGTACCCTTGGCCTGTTATAACACAACCATGAGTTTATCCATGAACGAATCAAAACCGATGAGGATTTTGCGAAGACATGGGGTGAGTTAGGTCCTGTATATGGTGCTCAGTGGAGAGGATGGTTTCAAGAAGGTGAGCAGGTATTTGAAGGGGATACGTTACAAGTTTATAACGAAAAAAGTGTTGACCAAATTAAAAATTTACTCGAACAACTTAAAAGGAATCCAGACTCAAGAAGGTTAATGGTTAGTGCTTGGAATGTTGGGGAGTTAGATTTAATGACTTTACCTCCATGTCACTATGGGTTTCAAATGTACACTAGATTATTAACTGACAAAGAGAGATATGAACACTGGTTCAAAAATAATTATGAGACGGGTATGGAAAGATATTTCGACCCTAAAAACCTCCCTGATTTTGATGACACAAGACACGAACCAACACCAAAGAGAGCGATATCACTAATGTGGAACCAAAGGTCGGTAGACACATTCTTAGGGTTACCATTTAACATTTCTTCATACGCTACTTTACTTATGTTAATAGCTAAAGAAGTACATATGATTCCAGACCAATTAATAGGTAATTTAGGTGACGTTCATTTATATCAAAATCATTTAAATCAGGCTAAAGAACAGATTAAGAGAGAAGGTTACGATTTACCACATATTAACTTTAAAGGTGTTAATTTATTAGGTGGTGAATTCAACTATGAATTAATAAATTATAATTATAAACCAACTATTAAAGCTCCATTAAGTAATTAAACGATGTTAAGTAAACAAATTCTTATTGATAATATTGAAAGAGATGATGTGTGGGATAGTGCTAAACACCTTTACGCCTCTACCTTACTTAAAGAATATGATTCTGATTCGGTAAGAAAGTTTTTATTTGATAAGTTTAAAGACACTGGTGATTACTATTACTGTTCTATCTTAAAAGAGGATAAAAATGGAGAAAAACGTAATTGACTTCATCCAAAGATACTATACTTTTGAGATAAAGGGCAATAAAGAAATATATTTAAGAGATGTGTTTGAAGATAATGTTGAAACACATACGGTGGATATAAACTCAAGGGTTAAATTTGTATGGGGTAGAGCTAAAAACGTTACGGGTGTTGATTTACGTAATAAAGAGTTTACTCATATACAAAAAATAATAAGAGAAGTTTTTAGGTCTAAACAGAGTATAGACTTTTATAATTTTATGGTTAATGAAATACATGAACAGGAAGAATGGGAAGGTTTAGTTATACCGTTAAAGGATTTAAAACATGAGTTCCCTAATTTATATGGTGATAATATTAATGGTATAATTTTAGAAAACATAAAAAAAGATGAGTAAGGAATATAAAGATTTAAAGTCAGTTATTAGTAAATACAATAAAGTTATTGTCACTGGACCTCATGGTGCGGGTAATAAGATAATGACAAAAATAATATCTAAAGATTTTAATTTACCTGAAGTTAGAGGTGAATATGCGTGGGATTTAAATGGGTATAATGAAGAAGATGGTATAAGAACATTTCATAAAAATCATATGAACGATAAGTACTCATCTTTTGGTCCTTCACAATCGGGACATTTACATAGAATAACAGATTACTTACAAGATGTTTTAGTTGTTTTTATGTATAAAGATATGGATAGTATTGAAAGATATTCTGAAAGGAAATAAATTTGTTAAAGACCAAAGTCATAAATATGAATGGGGGGTCTATAGACAGATGGTTATGGAAGATTTCCCTGAAAGTGCTCAGTATTTGAGAAAAAGTATTGAACAATTAACCTATCATATATGGGAAAACCATCAACGAGTATTAATACCGAATTGGGTAGAAGTTAGTCATAGTTCTTTGGAAGGTCATGAATTATGGATTAGTAAAGAAGACCGAAAAGAATTTAAAGAGTGGCAAACTACATTTTAGATATATTTATCTGTAATGAAACTACTTAAACTCTTAGAAAATATAGTTCACGAACGATACAGTGGTGTTGACATAAAAATGTTTGCACTATTTGCTGATATATTTAGCGACTTGATTAAAGGTCTAAAGATGGGTATGTTAGATGAGGTATATCAAGACTTATCACAAAAGTACGAAGGAACAAAAAAACAACTACCATTAGAATATTTCTACGATTTTCTTATTAAGAATAAAGATTATTTCTCAAAGGAAGAGGAATCGTTACAGGAAAACGAAAAGCAAAAAGATTTATTATTTAAGTATTGGGACGACAAAGGTGTTGAATCTACACCTATTTACCATTACTTAGGTTTAGACAGTTCTAATAGGGAGGATAAAGCTAAAATATTAGCTTATAAAATTGAATACTTTGGTGGGATTTATAATGTTTATGAGAAAATTAAAAAAGAGTTAAAGGTTGGTGAACCATTTAATTATACTCAAGCCGGTTATGAGATTGAGGGAATTATTAGTGAGGTGACTATGGATATTTATACGGGTCAGACCAATCATATCTTATCAGACACATCGGAATATGTTGCGTATTATGATGTTATGGTTACAATTAATGGTGAAAACTCATCTGTAACTTTAATGAATGATGGTGAAACTTATATGTTAGGTGATTTATGGAGTAATAACGATAATGTACCTGAGAGTGTTAAGGGTGTTTTGGATGAAATAGGTTATGAAATTGGTGATGTACTTAGAGATTATGTGGATAGTATAACACAGCCATATGGTTTAGATTCAGATAGTATCGATTACAACATAGTTAATGAAAATAGTTTCAAATCCATTTACAACTCTAAATCGCTGTCTAACCATCCTAAATTAGGACATAGCACTACTTTTAGTGAAAATCGAACAAAAAAAGGTTGATTAATTCCATTATTTATTTTAAGTTTGTAGAAAATAAATAATCTTATGCGAATTACTGAAACAATCTTCAACTACCTACAAACATGTGTTTACCCCTTTGAGACCGTAAAAGTCGGTGATGTTACCGCTTTGAACAAATATCCTGATATGGATGATGTTTTATCGTGGTTACGTAACCAACACATTTATATTACCGCCTTACCTTTTAGAGATGCGAGCGAAGGTCCTGAACTTTCTTATTATTACTCAGTTATAGACTTAAATGATTTTGGACAGGAGGAGGATATTCTTTGTGACGAAACTAACTTAGGTGTTTCTGATTTGGATTACGATACGTTTGAAGGGGCATTAATTTCAGGTGTGGAGAGTTACCTCAGTTATAAATCCAAAGATTTAAAGTGGAAACGTGAGTTAATGTTTGGTGATAAAATTGGTGAAAAATTAACTTAAAACTTTTCAGAAGACACTAATTCTCTTGCCTGTTCTTCAGTATTGTAAGCGAATTCCCATATCAAAATACGTCTATGTGGGTCAAATGTAAACTTAGCGTAAGAACCTTCATTAATTTCCCATCCAGGATGTTGGTTTAATAGTCTATAACATACTTCTTCCATTTGGTCTGAAGTTTGTATAGTATTACCATTAACGTCATCGTTTGTGTCGTGAATCCAACCACTATCTCCACCAGCGTCTACATTAACTTCTAATATGTCGGACCCTTCATCGTTTAAGTAATCAAAGATAGGTTTAAATTCTTCTGGTTCTTCTTCCTCATCTATTACTACTTCATTAATGGGTTCGGTACCGTAAACTGTGTAGGTTCCGAATATTTCAACACTTCTATATTCAGAGTTAATTTCAACTTCATAAGTGTAGTATTCACTACCTGTCTCTTCGTGCCAAGTATTATCACCGACAGCCTCTTCAACATACTCACTAAGTTCACGTTCAATAGGAATTAAGAAACTTTTTGGACTACCACTATTTTGATAACCACAATAATACCCATCTTGATAGATTGAGAAGGCTTCATCAAACTCCATAACGGCTTTTTTACACCCTGATTTTAAGAATGCCGGATTAATTAAATTAAATAGTACTTTGTATTTCTGTTCCATGATAGTTTTTATATATAAATATTAGTCAGTAAACTTTAATTTCATAGTTTTCATCATCCATAAGGGTTTTTCTTTATTATTTAAAGCATCTACCCATTCTTTTGCTGATGGAATATAGTTATTACAATCTTCTTTAACGTGTTGTTCACCTATGTAACGAACAAAAACTTCTTTACCGTCTGAATTTAAGAATGACTCACCAAAGGTTTTCTCACATTCAAAGATACCTTCTGAATGGTGTCTAAATATTCGATGAAAAGATGTTCCAATCCATGATTTAGTTTCATCAAACCAATTATGTATATGTAAATAATCTTCAGGTTTCCCACCAAACTTTTTAGCGGATGATTTAGAGTGTAAAATAGGGTGTGCCATATCTTTTAATTTTAGTTAGTAATAAGTATAAATAAACAATTAACTATACACTAAAGTATCTTATTTAATACTTTTTAAAAAAATACATCATGAAAAAACAAAACAAATTTAAAGAATTACTTGTTGATAAACCTGATATTGTAATAATAATAACAGACCAAGAGAGAGCCACTCAGTACTTTCCTGAAGGATGGGAACAAGAAAATCTACCAACACTAACTAAATTAAAAGATAATGGTTTCACATTTGATAAAGCCTTCTGTAATAGTTGTATGTGTACACCGAGTAGAGCTACTTTATTTACTGGTACGTACCCATCACAACATCAATGTACTGAAACCTTAACAACAGGTGGTATATACTCACCTGGTGAAATACAATTAAATAATAAAAGTAATAACATTGGTAAGATGTTAGATAGTATCGGTTACGATGTACAATACAGAGGTAAATGGCATTTAAGTAAAGGTGCTGATGGTGGTGACCCATTAGCTAAAGAAATATCACTTTATGGGTTTAAAGGTTGGGTTGGACCTGATGCGGGTGAAGATGCGAAACCTGAAAACTTTGGTGGGGGTTATCCAAATGCTGATGCAAGGTATGTGAAAGAAGGTATAGAGTATTTAGAACAGGTAAGAATCAGTAGACAAAAGGGTGAACCAAGAAAACCTTATTGTTTAGTATTAAGTTTAGTAAATCCTCATGATGTGTTAGGTTATCCAAAGTCAGTACAATTTGGTTATACTCCCGATGAATATACTGGTAGAACTATTACCGACTTACCACCTACAGTTACGGAACAATTACTTAAAAATGGTAAACCTATGGCTCAATTACAAACAAACATTGCTGCTGATGGTTTATTAGGTGTCTTACGAAATGATGATATGAAATTGAATTACTTAAATTTTTACGCATACCTACTAACTAAGATTGATGGTGAAATTGGTAAATTTATTGATGTACTTTATGATGATACCAAAGGTAGTAGACTCGCTGATGATGCGGTGGTTATAAGATTGGCGGACCACGGAGAGATGGGGATGTCACATGGTGGTATGAGACAAAAGGCTTTTGTTGCTTATGAAGAGGCGTTAAGAATACCTATGGTGATATCAAACCCTATTGTGTTTAACAAAAAAGAATCGTCAGATGAATTAGCAACACTTATTGATATATTCCCAACGATATCTGAGATTGTTGGTGTACCTAAAGACAGTAACTCAAGAGGTGAGAGTTTAATACCAATAATTGAGGAAGGTAAATCAGTTCAAGATTCTATATTATTTACTTTTGATGATACTAAGTCGGGTTCGAATAATTTACCATCTTCTGTTAAAGCAACTAATAGATTAAGGGCAATCCGTACACATGATTGGAAGTACACATATTATTTCGATTCATTAGGTAGATATCAAAAAGAATATGAGTTATACGACTTAGTTAACGATATTGAGGAATCACATAATTTAGCTTATAAACCTGAATATAGAGAACAAAGGGAATACTTACATCAACAGTTGATGGAATTAGAAGAAAGAAAATTAAGAGTTAATGAGATATTTGTTAATAAAAATAACCAATATGAATATAAAACTTGGGTTGAAACAAATCCTAATTTTGAGACTTATGCTTACAATGATATAGAGGGTTATGAGAAGGAGAATTTTGATATAAACGAAAAAAAGAATACGGAAAAATAGAATAATATGTTAATCAAAATAATCATAGGTTCATTCTTAATTTCATGGATATTTATAATTTATGAAATTATAACCGCACCTTTATGTGATGAGTACGGCAATATAATAAATAAAGATAAAACAAAAAAACAAAAATGAAAAAACTATTAACAATGATGTTGGGATTACTCTTAATTGGATGTACTCAACAAAACGATTTAACTTTCAATGAGATGGTAAATCAAACACAGGAAGCGGCAAAAAGTATTGATACTACCGCTTTATTTTATGAATCAACTGCAACTAAAGAATTAACGGGTGTTAAATCGGTATTCGCGGGTGTTAACAACACTACTATTGAGGTGTTGTGTGATTCTAATGGGAAGACAAAATCTAAAGTGATTAATTCTCCATTTATGGAAGATGAGGTAATAAAATTACCTGTAAAACTTACTTTAGAGGATGCTGAACAATTATTATTGGACGCGGGATATGGTACAGGAGTTGAAGGAGTTGCTGATTGGTCTGAAGTAGTCTTAAGAAGACCGTTAGAACCAGGATTTAACTTTGCACAGTACATTTTCACGACTAGTAAAGGTTTTGTGAGTGTTGATGCTACTACAGGTAAAGTGAGTCCTGTAGGTATAGAGGGTTGTCCATGTCCGTTTAAAGACCCATGTATATGTCCTGAGGAGACAACTCAAACAACTTTTATACCTGAATTTGATGTTGATTATCAAAAATGTGGACCTAACCCTATAGTTAGTTCTGGTGGTGTAAGTTTTGGTACAGAAGGAAATCCTGCGGCAGGTAGAGTGTGTTCAAAAAATGGATATAAAAATATCAGTAAAATTGAAGTTGACATTGACTTATCGGGGTTACAACAAAATAAAGGGTGGACCGCGGATTACTTAAACGCGGCGATGTACTTAGTTACTAGAGACGTACAACCTATTGGTGATAAATACTGTGATGCGGAATACGAACAATGTGACTTCTGTAATGAAATTGATTTATTAGAGACTAACGGTAATAAAATGTTCCAACATACGTTACATTTAGACACAATTAAAAAGGGTAAACAAAGGTGGGAAGTTTCATATACTGAAGCTGCGAATACTGATTGTTGGAATTGGGATGAAATGACATCATCAACACTTGGAGGTGTACACAGTTTAGTTGGTAAGATTGACCCTACTAAACCATTTCATATGGTTACTGTCTTTAATGGTGATTATACTAATATGGTGATTACACTTTCTCAAGGAGATAGTAGTGTTAAAGTTTTTGATATGACTGACCCATCTATTGGTGATGGTTCTACTTTAGATATGTCTTTATTAAAAGATGGTATGGAAGTAGGATGGTGGTTTACACCTTCATATCACGGTGATTGGTCACCTGGTGATGATGAACCAACTAAGTGGTACAAAGATACGGGTGGAGAATGTTCACACGGTACATTATGTAATTGGACTGAAGGTTCAGTTGAACATAAGGGTGGTGGATGGAGTTTCTCTAATTTAGTAGTAACAGCAGAATCACAAATATAAGTTCAATTGATTATGAAAATTAAGACCTCTCATCAGAAATGGTGAGGGGTTTTCTTTTATAACCATATTTATGGATATGAGGTTGTAACTGACATTCAGTTATCTGTAATATTAAGATAAAAAACGGTTAATAACTCGATTATTAAATAATAATTTATATATTTGTAGTATGAGTGAATTAATATTAAAATTATCGGATATTCAGGAGATTAACTTCACCGAAATCATCAACGAAGTAGTGGGGCCTGATTGTCGAGAAGAGGCTAGTAAAATTATTGGTCACTATATAGATGGTGACTTTTTAATGCGTTTTAAGTTACTCGAAGTATATAGTAAATATTTAACATCTGACTATGATGCGTTTATATTAGATGTGGATAACCTAAAGATAAAATTAATTAAAGAGAACTTAATTTCCGAAAACGGATGTTTCGGCGTGAATGTTGATGTGTAGGTTATGAAAGCAATTATAGCAGTAAACAATCTTGGTTTTATCGGTAAAGGTGATAAACTTTTATGGCACAATAAAAAAGATTTAAATCATTTCAAACGTATGACTTATGGTGATACGTTATTAGTCGGTTATCGTACCGCTGTATCAACACTTAACTATGACCCAATATATGATGATGAAAATTATATAGTAGTTTCAGATGATGTTAAGGTTGATACATTAAATGAATTTCAATTTAGAAATAAACTAAGAACAGATATAGGTTTTAGATTAGACTTTGCACAATATGCTTTAAGTCAACCAGATCATTTGATTGGAATAACAGACTCTTAGGTAGACATGTATGATTCTAGATATAATTCTTATTATTGGAATAGAGATCAGATGTGGAATGATTGGGCTTGGGGTTATACAGGCTGGAATTCTTGGGGTTCTCCTCATAGATGGTCACCATTTGGATATGATAGATGGGGCTATGGAATCTACTATGGTTGGAATAATCATGGTTGGGGATATAATCAACGGTCGAAATGGATAAAAGAATAACAGAAATACTTAATAAAGAAAAGAATAGACAATCTAATACTATTGAGTTAATTGCAAGTGAGAACTTTGCATCTGATGCCGTAATGGAATTAGCAGGTTCAATCTTATTTACAAACAAATATGCTGAAGGATATCCTGGTAAAAGATATTACAATGGATGTGACCATATGGATGAAGTTGAGTTACTTGCAATAGAAGAACTTAAAAAGTTATACAATTGTAACTTTGCTAATGTACAACCTCATTGTGGAGCAAACGCTAATACTGCTGTATTTCAAGCATTCCTAAAACCAGGTGATACAATACTTGGAATGGATTTAGCTAGTGGTGGTCATTTATCTCATGGAAGTAAACCTAATATCTCAGGTAAAGTTTATGATGCACATTCGTATGGAGTAGATGATAATGGTTATTTAAACTATGATGATATAGAACTAAAGCATTAGAAGTTAAACCTAAAATGCTTATTGCTGGAGCAAGTGCTTACTCAAGATAATCGATTGGAAAAAGTTTAGAGAAATAGCTGATGAAGTAGGAGCAATACTATTAGTAGATATGGCTCACTATTCAGGTCTTATTGCAGGTGGCGAATACCCAAATCCAATTGAGTATGCTGATGTAGTAACTTCAACAACACAAAAACTTAAGAGGACCAAGAGGTGGTATTATTATTTGGAATAACTCAGATTATACAAAGAAAGATAAATGGAGCAATATTTCCAGGTACACAAGGTGGTCCACTAATGCATATAATTGCTGCAAAGGCACAATGTTTTATAGAGGCTAATACACCAGAGTTTAAAGAGTATTGTATTAAGGTAAAAGAAAATGCTAAACATATGTGTGATATATTTAAAGAAAATGATATACCTATATTAACAGGATGGAACTGACTCACATTTAATTTTAATTGATTTATCAATAAAAACATAGTGGAAGAGTAATTGCTGATATGTTAGAAGAAAAAGGTATTACTGTTAATAAGAATGGAATACCCAATGACCCTAGAAGTTTTGTAGAAACAAGTGGTATTAGAATAGGTACTGCAGCAGAAACAACAAGAGGTCATGGTAAAATTGGTTTAGAGCATTAGCAATAAAAATAAGTGAATTAATAAATGAATAATAATGGACACAATGTTCCATTTCAATTAATGATGGTAGATATACCTTTAGGGGTTTACACTATCAAACAGACCCACCACAAGAGAAATACGTTAAGGTTATTCGTGGTTCAATTATAGACATAGCTTATGATTTAGAAACACATAAAACACAACACGTAATAGTAAATGAAGGGAATGCGGTTTACTTACATGATGAGTATGCTCATGGGTTCTTAACTTTAGAACCTGACACCATAGTTGTTTATATGGTTAAGGGTGAATACTCTCCTGAGTCAGAACATTCGATTGTGTGGAAAGATATTCCTGAAGTTAAATCTATTATAGAAGAGTTTACTGATAATCCAATAATTTCAGAAAAAGATAATTTAGGTAAGTAATATGGGAAATATATCAAAAAATTTAGCAATAATATCGATAATACTTTCATGTTTAGTCGTAGTAAGAATTTTAATGCAAGATAGAAGTATTACTTATACTGAAGAGATAATAAAAAGTGATGATAATATTCCTACGGTTAACAACGATGATACAATACGTTTGGTACCTAAAGAAGATAAACTTTTTAATGAAGACTCTTTAAATAATGACCCTAACATAATAGATTGGTTTATCGATGAGGGTGAATTATATATCTATACTAAACAGGATTCAATTAATGATGAAATCGAAAGATATAATTATATAAGAAGTTTAGATGAAGAGGGCTGGGAGGAATAAGTGCGAGCCACTAACAGAAAGATTAAATTAAATCATTTGGATAAGGAATACCGTACATGAAAGATTCGGTGTAGTCTCTATGTTCAGCCATCTTTTTCATTACGTATGAACTCTTAATTGCCTTATCGTAAAATTCTTTACCACGAGAAATCACATCAACTCTAAGGTCACCCCAACTATCATCACCACCAACATCAATTCCTCTAGCACGGTCAGATGAGATATCTAAAGCAGTGGACTTAAACATTATTATTTTACTTAATAATCTAATCGCATTAGATGGTACACCAGCAAGACGATTAAGGTCCATTAAATATTTTTTAACTCTTCGGTAGTCGTCATCTTTTTTGTAATCCACCAAATCAATAATATACCAAAAGAAATCGTCAATACTAGTAACACCTGTTTCTCGGTTACCAGTAAATCCATTTCGGTTACCTAATAAATCTTCTATGTCATTATACATTGCAGTAATAATGGCACCTTTTTCCATAAGGTCTTTACCGTAAACAGATTCTTTTAATACTTTTCTTATTAATTCTTTCATAGTTATAAATAGTTTAAGAAGATAAAACTAACTCAATTTTATAATGATTGTCAATCAAATCAAAAGAGCGGTTAACGGTATTAATAATATCAGACGAAAGAATTTCATAAAAGTAGTCTGAAGTATAACAATCATACTCTTCTTCTAATTGTACATAAGTCTCAAACTCGATGATATCATTCATCGTAAAATCAATTAGGTTAGTGTCTACAAATAATAAAAGTGTATTTTCATATATGTCCCAATCAGTAAGTTCAGGATGTTTAGGATAAATAAGTTTATCAAACAATACACCAATCACTTCATGTGGAACCGCAGATGTTGTCATACATTAAGGGAGTGATGACTTAAGTTTAGTTAGGTCCATAGAAAGATTATTAGGGACGTGTGAGGGAGTAAAAGATGGTTCAACAACATTAGTCTCATTAGCTAAGTCAAACATCGTCTTAACGTCTGTACCTACGTTATATACGCCTGACAAATCTTTATTAACACAATCAATAATTAGGGTGGAGATAGTATCCACATAATCGAAGTTACCAACATAATCAATCCAAGCGTTATCATATACAAAAGGAGAGGGTTTATGGGAACAACGTATAAGAAGATAGTCATCAGACCTTAACTGAATAAGACCGTCAGATAATAACTTAGTATAACCATACCAATTATTACAATGAACAGGGACATCATTCTCACTGGCGAAGGGAATAGAATTAGAATAAACATAATCGGTAGAAATATGAATAAGTTTAATAAAGTTCTCATTACAGTAATCAATTAACTTATCCACAAACTTACAGTTAACATTCCAATGAAGTTCTCTATCTTTATCGTAAGTATCTGTATGTGAAATACAGTTAATAACAATATCATAATTAGATAAGATAAACTCATCGAGGTGGTTAATATCAAAACCATCTTTACTACGGGAAACATAATCCCAATTAGATTGTTTAATCAATTCACCACCTAAAAGACCATCACCAAGTACTAATACATTATTTTTCATTTCTTATTTCTTTTACAGTTAATACATGTAAAGTATTTTTTAACCAACCAACCAAGAATAAACCTTTCAAAAAACACATCTCTAAATAAACGCCAAGGTAGTATGGTTAATATGGTCCATAAAGTTATCTTAAAACTTCTCAATACTATAACAGTTTTTTCACCAGCAGTTACAGGCATTCCTCCATGATATGCTAAGATATGGTTAGAGTTATAATGTATGTAATGACCTGGATTAAAGTCCTGAGGATGATGTTCTAAATTAGCGAGAGGAAAGTTAGTACCACCACCTTCAAAAGTAGTGTTCAAATAAATAAGGGTGGTAGTATAACTTCCATCATAATGAGGCTCCATCTCCATACGGTCACCTCTATACTTAATAACAAATTTATCTTCATTATATTTAACACCTAACTCTTTCTCTAATTTTTTAATCCTATGGTCCATAAGTTTCTTACCATCACAGTCTAATAGATTTTCATAAGGACATTCATAGACGGAAAGGGAGACATCACCAAAAGCATCAGTAATAGTAAACTTATCACTCTGTCTTTCTAAATCTCTTAATATTACCTGACACTCTACACGAGGAATGGCATTACCGACTTTATACTTAAATTTAAACATACATACAATATAAGATATTTTATATAGAAAGGAAATAAAGGTAATAAATTAATTCCATCCCCCTCACCCTAAAGGGACGTTCACTATCGTTCACTTTCAGTGTCTGAAATAAATCCATTCCCCTATTTCCCTGAAGAAGGTCATCTAAAGACTTATAATCATAACTTAGTAGGGTATAATAAAACAATATCATTACAGTACCCTAAAGGGTATATACACACATATGAAAACATTATACTATAAGAGAAAGAATACTATAGTATATAAACAATAACCCATAGGGTTAATTAACAATACTTCTACCACTTTCTCCCACTTTTGTAAGTCATCTTAAGACCTTATTCTTTGAGGTCATTTTGTCATGATTTTAAAAAAGTAGTCCTACAGATACGTTGAGGTTTACTTATTTAATCCCTTAAGACTACGTCTCCCCCGCTATAGGGAATTAACCTCTATTATTTGCTAGAATATATAACTAGTAAATTAATACCTTCTATTAACCCCTAAACAGGGATTTATTGTCGATTTCATCGGTGAAATAAAGGATTTTCTTGTTTTACACTACTACAGGATGGTGGTAGAAAGTGGGGAAAGGGATTGTGCTGTCCCTAACGTCTAACTGACATTCTGACAAATCCTAATAAATTAGTATAAAGTTATTAACAAAATGTCCCCTGACTATATGTCAGGAGGTGATTTATAAAAAGTTATTAACAATTTTAATAGGTACCTTAACTGTACCCTAATTAAAAAGTTATTAACATATGGTGTTCACAACTATTCAAAGGGTGATATACTTATGGGTATGAAAGAAATCAGGGAATTCATAGAAGAGAGTTTCACCCCAAGGGTAGATGAAGACATGAATGGTATGAAAGTTATCTTTACCTCAACGGTAGGAGATGGAACCATTTGGTTTGAACGAGCTAAGAGAGGGTGGAGTAAAAAACCCCTATCTACAAATCAATATATAATTGTAGATGCTGATTTAGGTCACGTACTTACATTCCTAAATAGATATTACCAACTCAATGAAGATAATTACCAAGATATTCGTAGGATGTTTATTCAACTTGGTATGGATATGATTGACCAACACACTAGAGGGAAAGATTGTTAATAAATAAGTCCCTTAAAATTTGGTAGTCTCAGAAATTAGTGGTACCTTTAGGGTGGTAGTAGGGTGGGAAGTATTATAACAAAACCCCCTACACACCAGAGCACCAACACAAAGATACAACAATCTTTTTTAATACACAACTTGTATAGGAACTTTTTTTTCCTTATCTTTGTAATGGTTGGTGGAACAAGCTGAGAGAGTAGACTCCACCCTGCCTTATAGTTTCCCTACCCCTAAACTTTAGGGCGTCAACACAAAGATACGAATAATAGTTGACACTGCCAAACCCCATACCATAAAGTTATGAACATGACATAATGACTGTTAATAACTTTCCCCTAATATATTTGTTTATTAAGTTGTTCTGACATCACCCCTATAGATGAGGTTTAAGACATCCCCTTCCTATATGGGGGTGGGTGGTAAAATACCTATGGAACCCCCCCTTATGGGGACCCCCCTCCCTGTAGGGCTCCCGTATCCCCCCTCCCCCTGGGGGGTTTTTGGGGTCAAAAAGGGG